ACGAGCGTAACAGGCAGGATACGGAACACGTGCTTGATGAGCGTAATATGTTCCTGAATCTTAACTTCTACCGATGGAGCTAACCATCCCTTATGCTTGCTATGCACTCTGTTGTCGAAGCGTGGCGCACGATAGCGGGTTTTACGGTTTCGTCTGCTGCGTCTGAAAGCATGGCGTGCAGAAAGTAAATCAACGACATCGTTGCGTGGAGTTGCTTCTTCACGATAGAGTTCATGCTTTTCAGTAGTAGCAGATATGCCGATATGCTTGCTGCCTGCATCTACGCCCAAAGTAACAGGCTGTTTGTATCCCGTACTTCCATACAGGAGTTTGATTGTAAACGGCGTGCGTTTTATAACGCATGCTTTTTTCTGCTTTAACAATAAGCGAGCCTTGCGTGGGGAACACGGCATCAAAGGCTCGCCGTGTTTGTTAAGCACGTACACATATTGCATGACACCATGCTCCTTTCTATTTGTGTGACAGCTAATGATAAGCTGTCCTCTCCTCCGAAGAGGAGTTGGAATCCTTCCCCAATGTCATAAGCGGTTTAATGCAGCCACACCTGTTGTCTTTACCTCAGATTTCTTTGATGTGTTGCTTTAGAGCGGGCAGTTAGGATTGACGCTACACGGTAACTATCTATTCGCTTATAACGGGGCGCAACTTAATGCGCATAGGGTAGTCAACACACCCTTTCGGGCACAACTGAAATCACAGACTCGTGTTTCCACAAGCCCGCGACTTCAGTCGTGGGTTATTGACACCACACCTCATACAATCAGTTTCAGCAGCGCACCGAACAGTGTATCAGCCGCTACCATGAACAGAGAGGTTGACGCAACCACAGCCAGAATCACGCCAGTCCGTTTCGTAGTCTCGGCACCACTCAGCCAGGTCACGTTCGACGGATGAATCAGGTTCAAGACCTTCGCTGGAATGTCCCGAACTTTGATTTTCTCTTTAGCTTTTTCCATAACTGTCCCCCCTTTAGAAACGAGCACCGTATACGGTCAAGGCGAGAATCAGCACCGCAATAACCGATGCCGATACTGCCACGACCTTATTCAGTTTGCCGTTATCTTTATTCCGGCGCGTAGCCATGAAATCACTCGCACCGCCAATCGCCGCATTCACACCACTCTTTTCGTTCTTCACAAAGTAGCAGAATGTACTTGCCAAGAGACTCGCTACCAGAATCAAAAGACCGATAATAAACTCGATAATGCTCATGCCGTTCTCCTTATTCCAAAAATCCCTTATGGTGCCGAACCGTCATGTATCCCTCGATGCTTCTCACAACTTCGAGAGCCACACCTGTCAGAATCATAAGACTGGTTCCGCCGAAAGAAATCCGCACCCCGCTCATTGCGCTGAACACCATAGGCGTCAAAGCAATCGCTGCCAGATAGAAAGAACCGGTAAGTGCCATACGATGAAGCGCCTTATTGAGCATATCCGTAGTAGGCGTTCCCGGACGAATACCGGGAATCGTGCCGCCCTGCTTGCGAAGACTTCCCGCCATCGATACGGCATCAAACTGAATCTCGATATAGAAGAAGTTGAACGCTGCAATCAGCAATACATACAGAAGGCAATACAGCCAACTCTCGGTCGTGAACACCGACAATACCGCGTGCAGTCTCTGATGCTTCGTGGCGTCAATGAACATGTCCAGCGTTGCGGGAAGGCTCATGATAACGCCAGCGAAGATGATAGGCATAACGCCGCTCATCAGCAGCTTGATGGGAATATAGGATGCTGCCGGACGTACCCGCTGCGTTCTGGCTGCGTACTGGACCAGCACTCTGCGCTCTGCACCATCACTGTAGGTCACGAACCACACTGCCGCGAGCATTGCGACTGCTGTCAGAATCCCAATGAGAGAATAGAGCCATTCTCCCGCCTTGACCTTGCCGATGACATTCGTAACGATAGAATTGATATCGCTCCACCGTGATACGATACCGGCAAAAATCAGAAGTGAAACACCGTTTCCGATACCGTATTCATCGATTCGTCCGCCCAGCCAGACGGAAATCTGAGACCCGGCGAGGAAGGTTGCGATAATGACAATGGCTGCAAAGATACCGCTCTTACCAGCCGTGTACTTCAAGGCACCGTAATTGCGGAGAACGAAATAGTACCCGACACTCATCACGACTGCCATCGCAAGGGCGATTCGCTTCGTGTATTCATCCAGTTTATCCTTGCCGGTCGTTTCTTTCTGCAAGGCTTCCCAGCTGGGAAGCGCCACACACAACAGCTGCGTGATGATGGATGCGTTGATATACGGGCTCACGCCGAGCGCAAAGAACGCACTTCTCGAAAGCGCACCGCCGGAGAGCATGTTCATGTACCCGAATATGCTGTTGTTCGAGAACATCGCATCCAGAGCGGTATTCGACACGAACGGAACCGGAAGGCAGCAGCCGAGCCAGAACGCCAGGAGCAGAAGAAGCGTTACGAGGATTTTTCCTCGCAGTTCTTCAATTTTCCAGATAGCTTTCAGCTTATTCAATGTTATCTACCTCTTGTTGCAAAGCCGCTTAGTGCTTTGCTTTGTTATCGTCGCTCTTAGGCTTATCCATGTGTTTCTCGATTTTCGGGTAATTCTTATCACCCGGCTTGTCGGCATCCGTGACCGGAACACCGTAGTGTACCGGATGCTTTTCTGCTTCACGCTCTTCCTTGTCGCCGGTCTTTGCCATCTCGATTTTTGCAGCGATTCTGGCACCCGGCTCGACAGTCAGGACCTCGCAACGGATATACTCACCGATGACCGCTGCATGTTCCCCGAACACATCTTCCTTACAGGTGATATTGCCTTCGATGGCACCATTGACGACAGCCTTCGTATCTGCCTCAATGTTTCCTCTGATTTTGCCGCCGTGCATCTGCAACTCGGCACATTTCACATTGCCCTCAATGTAGCAATGTTCTCCGACACAGGTGACGGTAGTTGCCACGATATCACCCATCACGCGCCCCGCTACCATGACGGCGTCCTTCACTTCGATACCGCCCTTGATGACGGCATCCGGGGAAATCACGCAGATGCTCTCATGCTGCTTCATCATCTCCTCAGCCGCCAGCTGACTCTGATTTTTCTTCGGCATCATGATTTCGGTGTTTTCCTCAGGATGCATCTGTTCCTCGGCACCATCCCCGACACCCAATGCTTCCATCACTTGGTCACCGATACTCTGCTTATGTTCCTCTGCGGCATCCAGCGCAGCGGTATCTGCTGCCGGTTTCTTCGTATTAAAGAATTGCATATTCTTCCTCCGATAAATAATATGTATTTAATACAACCATGGCTTTACCTGAAAAACTTGGCATCACCAACCGGTAATGCCAAATTTATGGTATGTCCTATCCTTATTATCTGCCATTCGCAAGCACGGTCAAGATTTTTTCGCGGCGAGCAAAACATCCTTAGAAGCCTGAGTCCGGATTTCTTTATACAGCTTCGGATATTTCAGCATCGTTTCCATGTACATATCTTTTCCGCTCTGTTTCACACCGAGAATCTGTCCGGTGCCGCGCAGTTCAAGGTCTTTCTCTGCAATCTTGAAGCCGTCCGTTGTCGCTGCCATCGTTTGAAGGCGTTCGTTTTCCTTGTCCTGAGAAAGGAGTACGCAATAACTCTGAAAGCTGCTGCGCCCGACACGACCGCGAAGCTGATGCAGCTGTGCCAATCCGAACCGCTCGGCGTTTTTGATGACGATTACGGTCGAGTTCGGAACATTGACACCGACCTCTACAATCGTTGTAGAAATTAGGATATCGGCGCTGCCTGCTGCGAACTTATCGATGCCAGCCTGCACATCCTTAGCTTTCATGTCCCCGGAGATAGCCTCGATGCGAACACCAGGATATTTTGCGAACCAGGCTTTGAGATTCTGTGCGGTCGTTTCGACCGACTCTACGCCCGCCAAAGTATCGGAGTCGGAATCCTCAATCAGCGGGCAGATAACATAGCACTGATGCCCTTGCTTGATTTGCTTATATACGGATTCCATGCAGGTATTCTCGTTCGACCAGACAATAGTCTTGACGGGTTTGCGCCCGGCAGGCATCGTATGGATGTTGACGATTTCAGTGCCTTCCCCGTACAGCGTAGTTGCCAGCGTTCTCGGGATAGGTGTAGCGCTCATACTGATATTATGAACGCCTTCCTTTGCTTTCTGCTTAAGACCCTCACGCTGCTCTACGCCGAATCGGTGCTCCTCGTCCACAATCGTAAGACCCAGTTTTTTGAACTTGACCTTATCGGAAAAGATAGAATGTGTACCTACCACAACATTCACCTCACCCGAAGCGATTTTCGCAAGTGCTGCCTTCTCTTCCCGGACTTTCATGCCGCCGTGCAGGAACACGGCAGTGTACCCGAACTTTGCGAGGAAATTTGTAAAATCATCATAATGCTGTCCGGCCAGTACAAGCGTCGGACACATTACCGCACACTGATATCCGTTCATAGCCATACCGAGTGCTGCGATTTGCGCTACGACAGTTTTGCCGCAACCGACATCACCCTGAACGAGAGCATCCACACGGTTTCCCAGCTGCATCTCTTCCAGAACATGACGCACTGCCTTATTCTGGTCTTCTGTCAGCGCAAACGGCAATTCGTTCTGGGCTTTCTTGACGACAGCCGCTGCGTCTTTGATTCTAAACGGAGATACTTTTGCAGCTTCTGCCTTCTTTACTTCCAGACCGTAGCAGAACGGATACAATACATCCACGGCTCGGCGGCGTCTTGAAAGCATGATATCGGTTTCGTCCTGCGGCGCATGTGCCATCCGCACACAACGGGCAAGTTCCGGAACTCTCAGTGCGTTTCTCTGCTCCTCAGTAAGAGGGTCCGAGACACATTTACGGATATAGGGTAATGCCAGTGCAATCGCATCCAGAAGATATTCGTCCGACATGCCCTTGATTTTCCGGTATATCGGCTTGATGCAGAACGCTGTCTGTAAATCGCACGACACGAAATCTGGTGCCGATATCGTCAGGCTCTTGTACTCGTCGCTCCAGCTTGCGATACCGCCTACCGCCAGCATCTGCCCGACACTAAACTGTCTGGCACGATACGACTGATTGAACCAGAACACCGAGCAAAAGTTATTGCCGTCCGAGAGACGGAGCATGAAGTGCTTTCCGTTGATGACTCTGGTACTAACTACCTGTCCCCTGACCGCCACATGTTGTCCCGCATACTGCTTTCCGTCCGCGAGGCTGATAGGGTTTCTGAAATCGAGGTATTTGGTGGGATAGAACATGAGCAGGTCCTGTACAGTACAGATACCTTTCGCAGCAAACTGAGATGCTTTACGCGGCGTAATTCCGATATCCGTCAACTGCATAGTCTCAGTCATCATTGTCCCTCCAATCAGAGTCGTCGTCCTCTACATTCCTATTATGGATGGTCTCATACCGTTCTCTGTCGAAATGCGTCAATCTGCTTTCCAGCAGAGTATTGCGATACTCGATGTCGTTCGTGAGAATAGCCTCATCGACCGTCTTCATCTCACCGATAATCCTGCATTCCTTCTTAGCTCTCGTGACAGCCGTATATAAAAGGTTTCTCTGCAGCAGTCGTGCCCAGCTTTTTTCAAAGCCAATCACAACCGCCTTAAACTCAGAGCCCTGCGATTTATGAACGGTCATAGCGTATGCGAGCGAGAACTCCGACTGTAAAGTCTTTCTGCTTACCAGCATCGTGTAGACGCGCCCTTCTACATCGCACGGGTTATCAAAACGAATTGTATAAGCGTGATGAATTGTACCACTTGTATTCGGGTCAAGTGCCTTTTCCTGATAATCAACGATGAAACCCATATCACCGTTGACGAAGCTGTTCTTGTGGTTCTTGCAGAGCATCACGCGGTCGCCGAGCCGGTACTCGAATCCCTGTTCAGGTTTAGCCTTCTTCTTGAAATTGGAGAAAAACCAGCTGTTCGCATCGGTGGCGGGATTGAGTTCATCACGAATCAGAAGGTTCATATCAGTTGCCGAAAGTGACCCGCATCCTTTTTTCTTCGTAGGAGTCAGAAGACATACCTGCTTGATACCTTCCTCATATACCTCTGCGGTATCGGCGTTCTTTTCCGTGACCTGTTCGCCGTACTTCTCTACATACGCGAAATAGTTGCTCAATGCAATGTTCCGCATCTCTTTACCCTTTGCGGGAATCAACGCAAACTGTTCATCCTGCTTGAAGGTCTCTGTCGTTTCACCGGTATTGATATGAATAGCGTTCTCTACAATAGACCCCACATTGCGGTGGCAGGAAGATAGCTTACATACATTAACGACCCCGCTCTGGATAAGGTCACGCAGCACATTACCGGCACCGATGGCAGGAAGCTGGTCCGGGTCACCTACAATAACGAGTTTGCAGCCGTGTGAAGCGAGTTCAAATACCATGTGCGCCGTTTCCAGATTGCACATCGAGAACTCATCCACCACAATGATGCTTGCTTCACAGTCCCCATGCATGGAATAATATGCCGACTGAATCGTGGATGCGGGATGCTCCGTAGCTTCTCTCATTCTTGCAGAAGCACGACCCGTAGGCGCACAGAGCAAAATGCTTTCCTCGTTGTATCTCAGCCCTCTCGCAATCTGCCAGGTCTTGATAATGGTCTTGATGATGGTCGTCTTACCGCTGCCGGGACCACCGGTAATCACGGTCACATTCTTGATATCAGAGCCAAACACTGTCCGAACCGCGTTTTTCTGCGTGTCGTCCAGCGAGAAACCGTCTTCCGCTTCGATGATTTCGATGGCAGCGTCCACATCCTGACTGTCCACCAGACCGTAGGTAGAATTCGAACTCGTGTGAATCATAGTACAGAGATACGCGATGTCGCACTCATAAAACCAGTATTTGTACAGGTACATGCAGAACATCGGTTTTCTGCCATCCGTAGGCTTAGACCCCTGTACAACGACTAGACTGTCTTCTCTAGCTATAGTGGCTGCTTTCCGTATCACTTCGTCAGGAAACGCAACTTCGTGCAGGACATTCCGCATCGTTTCTTTGACGACACGGTACATGTCATCTACCCAGATAAAGGTATTGCCTGCCATCTGTGCTTGCGTTTCAAGAGCATAAAGGAGAATCGCCGTCACGCGCCGGATATCGTCACGCGCAATCTGACAACCGCCCAGCGCGACTTTATCTGCCGTAGCAAATCCGATACCTGAGAATTTCTGGTACAGGACATACGGATTTTCCTTGATTTCTTCAAGAGCCATCTTCCCGGTGCCGAATTTCTTGATAACGGAGTTTATTTTCTGTATTGAGAGATACGGCAGCAGGAGCGCAATCAGTTCCTGGTCGTTTGCGATGTGCATATACCCTTCATGAATCCTGTCTGCACTCTTAACACCGATACCGGAGATTTCTTTCAGCCGTTCCGGTTCCCGCTCAATCACCCGCAGTGCATCTTTTCCGAAATGGTCAACGATTTTCTTTGCAACCGTAGGTCCCACACCCGGTACAAAGTCGCTGGACAGAAGCTCTATGATAGCGTCTTTACCGCCGCCCGCATAGTCGATTTTCGAATTGCTGATGGCGATGTAATACCCACCGAATTTCTGGTCTTCTTTCCAAGTCCCGTTATAGTAGATTTTCGCACCCGCAACCGGATTCGGCACATACCCTTTCGCAGTGCTGCTTTTAGTCTCCCCTTCTTGACGGATTTTAAAGATAGCAAATCCTGTCTCCGGCTCATAGTACATGACCGTTGTGATTTTTCCCTTGAACGGAAGAACATCTTGCGTATTCTGATTTTCAAAATTCTGGACCATGACTCTCACTCTACACTAACACGAAATGGTATTCTGGATACTTTGCTTTCAGGAGTTTCCACTTCAACCGAAACGCCTCTGTCTGCATGTACTTGCCTGACTTTGAATCGAAGCCTTTCACATCTTCGACTATTGTTTTTCCCTGCGCATCCAAATAACAGAAGTCCGCCTTGTACACGATTCGCTGTACGCGCTTTTTCTCATACACGAATGCGTCTTGGATGACGAGTTCTTTTTGTCGTTCCAGATTCGAGATTGTCCCGGTTTTTTCCATCAGCTGTAAATCTAGCCATCGACAATACTCTTTCGTGGAATCAAATACCGCTACTAGCTTGCCGTGCCCTGAGATGTACTTGTCTCCCGAGACATATTCATCCTCGTACAGATACACCCGATGGTTTCCGTATTTTGTTTTCGTTTTCTCTACTTCTTCCGGCTGTTCGAGCTCGCTGTTTCGTCCGCCCTGTACCTTGATTTTTAACTGCGGGTTCCTTTCCAGCGTCTCTTTCAGCCACTTCTCTGTAAGCTGCATCTCAAATTACCAATTCGACTACATTTTATTTTCATCTCATATTTTACCATGAATGTGTATTCAATACAACCATGATTACCGTTTGTTCTTAGTTTGTACATATTTGGGCTTGCGCCGCGACAAGTGTTTCAGTTTTCGACAAGACTTCGGTACATGTTGCTGTTTCACATTTTATTTATATACACTGTTGCTATAGTCATTGTTGCTATTCTGTTTAGAACTCAATGATACAACTCGCCATCGCCCACGCACTCAACCAGAGATAATTAACGCGATTATTTTTGAGATGCTTTTCCTGTAAACGGAGATACTTAACGCGACAATTCTGATGCCTGCCCTATCCAGTTTTCCGTTCTGGACGATTACAAGCACATTACCCTGAGATTATTAACGCGATAATTTTACCATCCAGTCCCCTTCTCCGCTGCAAGAAGACATCGCACCTAACCGATACCCGAGGTTTTTAACGCGACAAATTTGCAGAATGGTTTGCTACGGCTGCACTAACCCGAGGTGTTTAACGCGACTTTTTGCCTAGTCCCTTCCCTGCTGTTTTCCGGCAGCTATCCTCATAGATTCCATAAAGGGAGTTTCTTTTCGCGATTTTTGAAGTTCCTCATCTTTACAGGACTCCCCTTTGGCATCCAGATATCAGAGATTATTAACGCGATAATTTTCAGGAACTCTCAAGTCGCTGGCTTACTCCCTGATTCTCCCAAAATGCGCAAACACCGGTTACAAGTAACGACATCTATCCTGCTACTGCCTTACATGGATAAACAGAGATAATTAACGCGACAATTATTATCAAATATCAATCCATATTGTATAGTATGTATTAAAATATACAGACCGGACAGCAATTTCATCTGTTTTCTTGCACCTTTGCCTGAAAGCCAAAGGCTTTTCAATGAGTTTGTTGGAATACTCAGCACATTTCTGCAAATACTTCTTGTAATACTCGAAAAAATCGCGTTATTCTTCTCCGCAATAAGCAGCGTTGCTGCGCTAATCTCGTTTTATAATAAACGCATTACCGTTCTTTTTATCAAGTGTGTGCAATATGAATTTTTCTCGATAAAAAACTCTTTTTACCTCTTTTCATGTTCTTATTTTTATGTGAATCACATATACAGATAGTTATATCTCTTTCCAATTATACAAACCGGTTTCACAAATTAAGCTTCAAGAGGTTTCTACATCACAAATAACGCAAATTTTCTTATACACATTGTTATTTGAAGCACAATTTCTACAGACTGAATATGTTTTGTACATGCCATCACTGTAAACAGAGATTTCTTGTATTGCTATTGCGATTATTTTTAAGCGTGCATCAAACCGGTCTATCACTGGCTCATTCACTTAGGTCAAACCATCATCAACTGTCGTTGATACCACTCCCTCGCTGTCCTCAAACGGAGATTGTTTACACGCCATACCTTCTGGTTCTGTCTGGCTGATGCTGTCTGTTCTCAACGTAGACCACGAGATTATTAGCGCGATAATTTCTGAGAACGCCTGATACACAGGCATGTCCCATGCCAGAGATAATTAACGCGACAAATTTCTGTCGCTCCCAAAACGCATCGCTTTTCAGAGCCAGCACCGGGTTCTGATGGCATCATCTAGCCCGAGGTTTTTAACGCGACAAATTCCAGAACGGAGAAAGAACGCACGCTTCCTTAAACCGGAGGTTCTTTACGCAATAATTTTTCTAAGCCGCCGGATACGGTTTCCCCTTAGAGTGGCATCTGAATCGGTTCGGGCGTTACCTTACCAGAGATAATTAACACAATTTTTCTGAAATCCCCGCTCTCTCCACCGGTTTCTTGTCATTTCAGTGCTCATCTCGTATAATAGAACTACATAACAGTCCTGTTCTGCTGCATCTTTCCTGTTATTCTCTCAGGATGAGAGCGCCCCTGCTGGTCAATACCCTCCCCTATCACGGCACTTGCCTGCCTGAACGGCCAAACGGAGGTTTCTTTCGCGTAAACAGAGATTATTTTCTAAGCTTTTGAAAAAAGAACCTCCTTTTATCTGACAAACAACCTCTGTTGAAAAGCAAAAGAATCTCTTCCGTAGTGCAAAACAATCTCTGTCGAAAAGCAAAATAACCTCCGTTTCTACTTAATAAATAAAATATAAGCTATAAGAGAATAATCTAATAATTTCTAAGCGAGAAAAACAAATGAAAAAAAGCTCTGTCTAAACTATCTCAGTTGACTTTTCCTGACATATAGTGTAAAATGATTTATAATGTCATAAGTGTATCCATTTCACAGAATAGCACATCACCAGTAGGAAGCTGACCATATTCTTGTAGAAAGGCCGAGGCTGCTGAAAACGCTGTCTCTAGCGATACCATGAAGAAAACTGATGATAATATCATACAGAACGAGGATACCGAAGTCGTTGTCGGCGAGGTCATGAGCCAGGAAGAGGCTTCTGCGAAGACCAGAGCGCTACTGCGACAGGATTCGACTAAGCCGCCGTTCGGCTCCTACATCACGAAGAGCAATGAACTGATTCAGAAGACGAAGTATTCTTTGCCGCGTAATGAGCAGAAGATTCTGTTTATGTTGCTCTCTAAAATCGACCAGAAGAGCGATTTGGATGCATCGAAATACTATACCATCACCTTTCAGGAATTCTCGAAGCTGACTGGCGTTAATATGATGCGCACCGGATACCGTCCGCATCTGCAGCAGACGGTCGAGAACCTCGAAAACCGTACCTTCTGGGTTCCGGATGGTCCGGACGCCATCAAGTCGGTTTCTTGGGTCAGCAAGGGTTCTATTGTAAACTTCAAGGAAAAGACCATCAAGATGCGCTTCAATCCTGATATCTGGCGGGACATTGCGCAGCTGACCAGCAACTACACTTCTTATAGCATCGAATATCTTCTGATGATGCAGAGCACCTATTCGATGCGTATTTACGAGATTATCCTTTCCTACGATAATGGAAACCGGGATTACTCGTATAATAACGGTTTGATTTTCGAGCCGGTAACCGAGGAAATCCTGCGCAAGTTCCCGGACAAACGTAGCGAACTCGTTGGTTACAAGTACAAGATGTTCGACATTGAGGAATTTAAGGGAATGCTCTCAATGCCGTCCAAGGATGAAATCAATAGAAGCCAGAACCGCAAAAAGACTAAAAACGATACGAGCAGCGAACCAAAGTTCAGCCGTGAAAAGACAGTTGCGGAGAAATATAAGGTGTTCTCTGATTTCGAGAAGAATGTTCTGGCTCCCGTAAAGAACGAAATCAATGAGATGACGGACCTCTGGTTCGACTATGTACCTGTAAGAAAACGCGGCGTTCGCAAATACGAGTATCTTTATATCTTCATCAAGTATAAAAACGCTGAAGAGATGAAGAAGGTTAGAGCCTTCCACGAAGAGCATCAGAACTTCGAGAGCGAGGTTGCCAGAAAACCTCGTAAAGCCCGCCGCGTAGTAAGCGATGAGACGCTCGAACAGTACAATCTGCCGTTGTCTGATTCTGTGCTCGGTATGAGTTACCGCCTTGCCCGAAACGAAGTAAAGGCAAAAGCACAGTACCAGGATTACGAAGAGAAACTGTCCGCTAAGGAACGAAACATCTTCAATGATGTCTTTACGATTCTCGGGCGAATCCTGACCAATACCAAGAATCAGGACCAGGCAGAAGAAGCTCTTGTTGCGCTGAACCGAATTATCAAAGACAACAACGGTTTGAAGATTTGGGCTTTTGGAATATGCTCGAAGTACAAACACATGCTGGAAGCGGACGGGGGAACCAAGAGCGCACATTATTACCGTAAGGTGATTTTCAACGACCTTGTAGAGAACTCTGCCGCAACGATTGCTTTCGGCGAGCAAAGCCTTGCAGCACTCGAATCCGGCACAGCACCTAAAACGAACTACCTCGCGATGTTCGATGATGTATGATGATAGCCCGCCGATTGGCGGGCTATTTCTTTTGCAGAAAATAAATCACAGCAACACGAACGCAAGTCTTTGAGATTTCTTGTCGCAAATTTAATATTTCAAATCGGCAGGAATCGTGTTGACTTTACTTCTTTGCATGTTATAATTAAGACATTGAGTGTTGTCGCGTTTTATCCCAGACTTTTCTCCTTGATGGCTTTTCTCTGAAATTTAAGAGCACAGCAACATGTACGCAAGTCGCAAGAGGGGAGAAACAGCTGAAAACAGCTTTCTGCGGATTTATAGCAACACAGACCGGAGTCTTTGACACTTCTGCATTCAGAACGGAAACGGCATAAGTGCGAATCACAGCAACATGTACGCAAGTCTTACGCAAAACGAGGTAAATGAAATGGCTGCAAAGATTATCACAATCGCCATCGAGAAAGGCGGCACGGGCAAAACCGTCACAGCCTCCAACCTGGCATATCTGATGGGGGAGGACGGCAAGAGAGTTCTCTGTATCGACACCGACCCGCAGGGCAACCTGACCAGTGCGCTGAGTGACGGTCAGGGCGAGATTGCTGGTGGCATGTATGACGGCAAGGCTCTATACGACATGTTCACTGGTTTCCGTTATACCAATACTAAGGATTATATCACGGAGACGGAATACGGCGATAATGTCCAGATGATTCCTGCCAGTTCTCAGACACCTCGTATCAACCAGAGAATGCCGGAACTGTTCGAGGACGCCACTATCATTGCAAAAAAGGACAGTTCTAAGCAGATTGCAAGCATCGCTGACTTCCTGTACTATTTCCTGAGCCAAGTTCGCGATGAGTACGATTATATCCTCATTGATACCCAGCCGACCCGCGACTCTCTGCTATTAACGAATGCCATCAACGCTGCGGACTATGTACTGATTCCGACCATGTGTGAAGCAAACTCTCAGGAGTCTGCTTTCCGTACCTTTGCGCTCTGCAACGAGCTGTGCAATACGCCGGGAAGCCGTCTGAAGGGGGTAGGGGTGCTGCTTACTTCTGTCATGAAGAAGGCTGCTGCGACTCGTCTGATTCGTGCGCAATGCCAGGAGGTTTTGGGTTCCTCTCTGTTTAAGTCTGAGATTCCCCATAGCCTTTCTGTCGGTATGGCTGTCACCAACCACCAGCCAGTATGCTTCTCCGCTGCTAAGCAGCCGGTATCCATAGCTTATAAGCAGGCATACAAAGAACTCAAAGAGCGTCTTGCGAAGCTGGAGGTGAAATGAGATGGCTCTGACTAAGAAGAAGGGGACGAAGGCAACGCCGAAGCTGCCGGACATAAATGCCCTGAAACAGGTAAACAGCAACGATGCTGGTGCTTTCTATAACTCACTGTTCTCGGCACAGCATAAGGTCGAGTATGCAAACAAGGATATTGCTCTCTCGAATATCCGCACAAACCCAGATAACGAGATTTTCCGTAATCTGGACGAGGAAGATGATATCCGAATCCTGTCAGAAGATATCAAGCGCAATGGACTGATGCACAACCTCGTAGTCTTCCCGACCGAGGAAGAGGGGAGAGAGGTCTATGTACTTCTTTCCGGTGAACGTCGTTTCCGCGCTCTGAAGTATCTGGAAGAGCAGGGGGATTCCTCTTGGAATGTGGTGCGCAACTGCAATGTGATTACCACACCTCTTACCGCAAATGAGAAGAAAGTCCTTCTCTATAGTGCGAACCTTCAAGTTCGTGGTGGCTTCGGCGATGAGGCTGTTCGCCGTCAGGCAATCGCGGAGTTCATCAACTGCCTGCAGCAGGCTCCTTATAATATGAGCAGGGAAGAGGCCCTCGGTGCAACCAAGACAGTGAGTTCCGTCAATCCTCGTACCATCGAGCGTGATGCCCGTATCGAGGATAAGCTGAAAGGTGCTTTGAAGGAGCTTCTTAACGCGAAAATTCTGACCCGTAGCGAGTGTGAGACCTATCTGCGCTTTGAGGACGATAAGCAGGAGGAGATTGCCAAACGCTTTATTGCATTGAGTAACATAAACTGCTATGGTGATGACTCCGAGGGAGCAGGGAAGAACCACATCGAAGTGATGCGAGATACCCTGCACGACACTTTCCGTGAATACCTGTTTGATGTACAGCGGCAGGGGACAACAAAGGACTACGATGCTGCCTACGAGAAGGCTTTGCAGTATTTTGATGAAAACATCAATGACCTGAAAGCAAAGGCGGAGGAATACGGCAAAGCAAAAGAGTCCAGCTCTGCCGAAGAGGTAGTAGCCATCGAGCATGCCGGTCAGAGAGAGGCTGCTAGGGATTTGGTAAAGAAGGAACGGGATGTTGCCGAGAATAATACCAGCATCATCCAGAAAGCCACTCCGCGCATGGTGAAGAAACTGCAGCAGGCATATACCAGCAGAAACTTTGTCAAGGCTCTTCGTGGCGTTTCTAAGGAATCCCGTGAAGCTGATATTGCAGCCTTGAATGAGGTCATCGATATCGCAACAAAACTCAAAGAGAAGATTGAGTCTATCGAATGAGGCGAGCGGCAACGATGGAAAACGACAAGACAAGAATCCTCGTTCGCTTTCGACCGGAAATTTCTGAATGCTTCGAGTTACAGGCAATCTATGAGGGATTGCGCGTTGGCACTATTGCGAACCGGGTCCTGCGTGAGGAAATCGAAAAAGTGAAAAGGGCAGGGAAGGGGCATATCATAACCCGAGATTCTGCTGAGTTCGAGGAATACGAAACAGCAGGGGAGGGGAGCGCTCCCGTCTATGTTCTGCCGGATGCCAAGGAAGTTATTGCGTATATGCCAGACCAGGCTCGCAAACGCGGTACGAAGGTAGCCAACAATAAGCAGATTTCCTTCTACCTGACAGACGATGAGATTAAGGTCCTTAACGAAGTCGTGTATGCGCAGGATATCCGTATTGCTATGGATTGCGGAGAAATCGTAACCTATCGGTTTGCAATCCTGGCACTTCTTTTAAACGCTCCTGAACTCGCAAGAAGAGAACAGATTGCGTGGCATTGATACTGCTCGGTCACAGATGGGGCAGGGAAGGGCACAGGCAAGCCCTCTGATGCTTAGGGGTATAACGACCCTCGTGCAGACGAGAAACCCGCAGAGGCGCGTTTCCGTGGCTGTGAGAGCAAGCGCCCAATAAGCAGTAAAAGAGACAGATACGATTCCAGAGATTCTGGGAAAGCGTCTGTCTCTTTTTGGTGTGAAAGGGGATACCGAAAAGGGGGCGACATTTTTTCAAGAAGGGTAGGGGACTGGCGACCTATACAGTCTTGCAATGTAGACTTATTAGCAGATACTTTGTGAATATTGTAACTAAGTTGCATAATGGAAGTTCACAGCAACACGAACGCGAGTTTTTGAGATAATGCTGAAACGCGAGAAGCGGCAGGGAAACCGCTGATATTCGAAATCTGCAGTGATTAGTTTCGGCCTATGATATTTGTACTCTGACACAGTTCCGTTCTGGACTAAGCTGCTGAGGTATCAGTACACCGCGAACCTGTAGGTCTGTTCTGACTGTGAGCGGCATTGGTCTGAGGTCGAGCAGCGTGTCAGCGGCGGTAACACCAACAGTCAATCGGATGGTGATGCAGCAATACATCGCGTATAGAATGGTTTGTGTTGTACAGTTTGTTCGCAACGAGATGTCTGTATGTCGTTGTTCGTTCTCGAGCACTCACAGACGCGCAATTTCGCTGGTTGACCGCGGCTGTATTTTAATGGGCGCTGTATCGTCTATAAAATCGCTAAGAGTCCTATAAACTCCCCTATATTTCGCTAAATCCCTATTTAGCGAAGTTGCATATTGCTCTTTTCCCCACACAAAAAATAGCCCCGCTGACGAACAGCGAGGCTTTATAAGATGATTAGAACTGATAGTTTGCCAGCTTGCGAACGAGTTCTTCGCGGGTAGCCAAATCAGATGTGGCACCGCTGATGACCGTCCAGGTAGCCGCAGTTGCATAGTCGCCGGTAATAGAACCAGCCTGCACCCAGTTGGCAAGCGAGCGCATAGAGTTCACGTTGCCATCGGTGGCACCGAACCTTGCACAGATTTCAGCGATTTCCTTGACGAAGGCAATCATCTGCTTCAAAGGTACGGTATCATCGCATCCGGTCATGCCGCGAATACGGCTCTCGATAACAGCCTCAGAGGGCGTGACCATATCCATGATGATGTGGTGGCGGTCAATGAACGACTGGTTCAAAGGCCGGCAACCTTCCAGGTCGATGTTCAGCGTAGAAATGATGATACAGTCAGGATGACGATGCAGCATCTCACCTGTCGGCAGCACCACGCAGCCAGTCTCATCGAGCAGACCGTTCAGGCCGGGCATAACAGCAGGACGAGTAATCAGAGACGGTTCCTGCAACTCGCAGACCCAACCGTTACGGATGGCGCGAACCAGAGGGCTCTCCACATACTTGAAGCCGTTCTTGCAGGCATCCGCACAGAGGCTCAGCTGCTTGCGGAACAGTTCTGTCATGCACTCAGCCTCGGTAGCATCCGGCTTAGAAACGCCCGTGATAGCCATATATGCGTTCACAGGGTCAATGCTGATATCGGTGGCGCTCGGCAGGTTCTTGAACAACTCGGCATTGATGCTCTCAGAAGTTGCAGAAGAATCGACAGGCATCATGTCGCCAATGAAGTTGTACATCTCAGTGCCTGCATTGCAGGTAATGAAGGTGTACGGCAGACCCAAACCGGCGGCAATAGCACGCGCACCTGCAGTCTTACCGACAGACGGGTCACCGCGCAGCATGACATTCGTCATCGGGCGCTTAGAACCACGAGTTTCGGCAATCAGATGGCAGACGGCAACAACTTCCTTAGGCAAGATATAGTCATCGCCAATCTGCGGGACAAGACCCTTCTCTTCCTCGGACAGAACACGATTCTTATCAGCAAACGCACCAACAAACTTTCTGGTGGACTTGAAAGAAGGAATCTTAGACTGATTGGTAGCTTTCAGGTTCATAACCTTGAAAGTGCCATAAATGGTAGAAGGAACAAACTTTGCACTTCTCACCTGCGTTTCAGTCAGGCGGCGCAAGGAAGTATTCGAAGGTGAAGCGGGATTCAGGTCGCCGTTCTGCATGGCATCATGAATCGTACCGGACATCTTACACGCGAGTTTCTGGCGAAGCTTGTCGTTTTGCTCAGGCGTGTTGCAATACCGTGTGAAAGCATTCTCGAAACCGTCGATATTCTGGAGGAACAGACCCCACATTGCAAAGAAGAACGGCGCATAGCCGACCCTTGTCACATCAACGGAACCCATACCGACAGAGGCACCGAAATACCCTGTCGTATTATCGTAGCTGAGGCAAAGCGAATTGCCGGTAGGTGCAGACGGTGCGGATGCCAGCGTAAAGCAGTCGTTATAGACCCATTCAGCAAGGCAGTTACCTGTTTTGTTGACGGAATATGCACCAACTGCGATACCGGCGTTTACCATCTCGGCGCGGCACAGGGCTTTTGCGAAATCCAGAAACAATAAGCCTTGCGAGCAAAGATTGGTATTCTGAAACGGGGCTTCCTGATAGATGGAACACGCATCTGGGTCGTTTATGAAAGCCGAGCCATCATAAAGACCCTTGTCCTTTAGGTATGCGGGAATTGCGGAAGCCTGAACATTTGCCATGCCGGTAGCACTCCACATAGCGGAAGAAGAAACTTTAGCCATTTTTTGTACACTCCTTAAAAATTATGCCGGAACCTTTCAAGAAGAAAAGTCCCGGCGTTGTTATGATGATTTTAGAATACGCCCGTATAGCCTGATAGCGCAGCTCGCGGGGTCTTGGAATTAGAACGGCAGGTCATCCTCGTCGATATCGGCGAAGTCGTCACCCGTGTAGTTGCCGTAGGAAGGCTGTGCAACAGCAGATGCAGCAGGAGCAGCCGGTGCGGCGGCAGGAGCAGCCTGAGCGGGAGCAGCATTCGCGGCAGGAACAGCACCATTCTGAGAGGCGTTCTTGCGACTTGCGAAAGATGCCTTCTCGACCCATAACGTATAGGAGGTGCGGTTCTGACCGTCCTTGTTCTGGTACTGGTTGCTGGTCAGCACACCGACAAGCATGATGGGGTCACCCTTATGGAAGTGAGCGGAGATGAACTCGGCAGTTTTGCCGTTCGCGGCGCAGGACACATAAGAAGTGGCGTTCTCCCAGTTGCCGTTCTTCTGGTAAGAACGGTTGCTGGCGACGGTAAAGGTAACCATCGTGCCGCCGTTCTGGGTGTTGCGCGTCACCACATCAGCAGTCAGATTGCCCATCAGCAAGCCTTCGGAAAAGCCGCCGTTGACATCGTGCTGGATAGTGGCTGCGCTCAGATAGTCATAGAACTTCTTCTGACCATCCTTCTCGTAGTGGCCGGACTCGAAACGACCGGAAACCAGAACGCTGGCACCCTTGGTAAGCTTGGCACGCAGGGTGTCGCTGATGAACTTCTTCGGGGCACGGACAGGAATAAAAGATGCATCCTTGTTCTGACCACGGTTGACAGCAACGCGGAAGCTGACATATGTGTTGTTGCCGATGTTGAACTCCTCTGCATCTGCAGTCAGATGACCGATAATAGCGAAATTGTTGACGTTAGTCATGATAATTGTCTCCTTTCAAAAGACGAAATTTAAAATAAAAAAAGCAGACCCCTATGTGAAATAGGAAGTCTGCCTTTCGACAAATTGTGAATCGTACGAGCGCAAAACGCCTGAAGTAGAATGGTATCTATCGTACAATACCTATTCTATTCGGTTCGCACACCTCGTCAAGCAAAAAGAACAAGAAATTTATACGATAGACGCATGGTCTACCAGCCATGTATAGACCTTATCGAACAGAACACTCTGGTTGAGGAATTCTTCGCCGTAATAACTCTTTGCCTGTTTGACAGAGAGTTCATCGTTGCCGAAATAGGCGTTCACATCCGCATCTGTGACCTTGATGTGCTGCTCCTCGGCGATAGCCTGGAAGATAAGCAGGCTCGTAACGCTGTTCTTGATTTGGTCGTTGTAGGTATCGAGCAGAGCATCCTCAGACTCAGCACCCACCTGCTGCAGATACTCCTCCTCGGAGATATTGTAGCTGGCTGCAATCGCCTTGATTTCCTGACGATAGGATTCACGCTGGTCATCGAGGATACTCTGTGGAATCTCACCAACCGTAGTGTTGTCGATAATGTAGCTGTAAACCGCAGTCTTCAGAGAATCGCGCTCGTAGGTCTCGGTGTAATACTGCTTCAACTTCTCGACGGTATCTACCGCAGAACCATCACTCAGAACAAAGCCATCCTGTGTAGCAATATTGTCCTTCACATTCTGGTCGGTCAGCTTGATTTCATTGACTTCTTTCAAGGTGATGCGGAAAACAACATCCTGACCGGCCAGCGCAATCTCATTGCCTTCGAGGTCAGTGGTGGCAGGGTACTCGTCCGGGAAAGTCACCGTGATGTCAAAGACCTCACCGGCGAAATGTCCAATCAGTTGGTCCTCAAATCCGGAAACAAAATACCCTGCTCCGATAACGATTTTGGAATCCCCTGCCGTGCTTCCGGTAAACCGCTCGCCGTTATAAGTGCCCTCATAATCGACAACGACCTCATCGCCAGCCTGAGCGGAGCGCTCGACCTTCACGCGGTCACCGTAGCTGCTCGTAATCTGGCTGATAGTAGAAGCCACAGAGGCATCCATATCCTTCAAATCGAGGTCGTCACGGGGAATCTGGATATTGGCGTAATCAGCAGGCAGAGTAACCAGTTTCTTAGCCTTGACGCCCTTGAAATAACCGTTCTTTTTCAGACCAACGCCGTAATCCACGGTGACGGTCTCGGTAGATGTCTCTGGCGTAGCGGATTCACCGGTAGCAGTCTCCCCCGTTGCGCTGGAAGAAACGGTAGAATTGGCAGCGGGAACATCTGCCTTTTTGCCGCAGCCTGCCAGCATCACGCTCGCAGTCATAACGACACTCAGAATCAATGCGATATTTTTCTTGTTCATGCGATATAATCTCCTAAATTGCTATTTATTGAAGTCCCAGAACAGAGGTCAGCAGGTCAGCGTTGTTCGTGAACGCCATGACATTGCCTTCATCGGACTCGATGAGATATGCCTCGGTATCATTCACATTCGCATAGTCGCTGTGCGTGACAGCAGCGCCGCTCGCAGTCGTCCCGGCATCATCGAATGCGATGGTCTCGGAATCATAAGAGGACGGGGTAAACTTGACCTCGCCGTCACCGCTCTTGATAAGCGCCAGACCGTTCGAGAAGGAAGCCTCGCAGCCATCGGCAGTTACGGCAACACCATTGAGCGTGATGTTACCGGACCCCTGTGCGGGGACAGCCTTTTCGAGCATATCAGCAACAGCAGTGCGTACAGCTGCATTGCCTTCCTCGTCACCGGCAGAACGAGTACCAACCACGACCAGCTCCTGACCGTTTCCGGCGAAGCGCATACCCGAGACCGTGAAACTCTCATCGGTCTGCTCCTCTGCGTACTGGGCAGCACCGGTATAGGAATCGGCAACCATACGCACAATGTAAGTGGCACCGTCCTTCTCAAAGGACAGGCTCTTGCCATCGTACTGGAAGGTCTCAGCGGCATCCACAGGAACAACGGCACCAGTCCCATCCTCAGCCTGAATCAGGATATTAGATGCACCCATCGCCCACTGACGACCATCAGAGGTGAGTGCCGTAGACGGGGCAACCGCAGCCTGCTCGGTGAACGAAGTATCCTCTGCGATATTTCTGGTCACAGAAAACGAACCGCCCACAGCGGGAATCGAGGACTTGTCAGCATTCTTGTTCTGAACCATCGTCATACCCATCACACCGACTGCCGCAACCATCACGGCGCAGCTAACACCGAGAATGACATTGCTGCCGCCCTTCTTAGCGGGCTTGGCAACCTTTTTGTCACCCTCGGGCTTCTTATCTTCCTTGACCTCTGCCTTCTTGTCCTTCTTGAACTTATCCTTGGCAGGAACATCTTTGGTCTTAGTCTCGGATTTCTCCTTATCGAGAGTCTCCTCAGCCTTTTCAGGAGCAGAATCCTTCTTCTCTTTAGGAGCGGCGGGCTCAGATTTAGGAGTCTCTTCTTTCTTCTCCTCGGCGGTATCTTCCTTTTTCTCGGCATCAGCAACCGGAGTCAGAGAAGTGGCAAACTTCTCTTTCGGAGCTTCGATTTTCGTCTCGAACTCTTTCGGCTCCTGCGTAGGAGCAGCGAGACTTTTCTTGGTCTTTTTACTCATGTGTTTTCAATCCTCCTGACCATCAAGCGCGGTTAAAGCAGGCAACACGAACATTGTACGCATCACCCAAGCAGGTATAGACGATAAGTTCTGCGCTGCCCCAAACGACAGTGCCGTCATCTTTCTGGAGCGCATCATAGCCCGTCACATCGTTGTGACCATTGAACGCATCCACACAGACATAGTTGATTTGCTGTCCGCCCGGCGTAATGACATATGCCGTAGACCCAACCGCCACGGAAGTCAGCGATTCAAGTTCGTTGTCAGCCACGATATTGCTGCCGCCATCCTCAGGACGATGCGGGAAAATCGCAGCACTGTCGGTCCGGTTGCAGGTATCCTGAGATGTGTTGTTGTACAGCGCGACATCAATACCCGCAGCAGGGATATACAGCCGTCCGCAAAAATCCGGATAGTTGTAGTCGTCCGCAGACCTGTTGGCGGGATTTTCCTGCGCGGATTCCTGAGCAGTGCCGTCCGGCTTCTTCTCTTCGCTCTCTTCCTTTTCAGGTTTAAGCTTTGCCTCGATTGCCCCCAACGGACCCGCAGTGCTGACAGTTGCGTCCAGTGTCCCGACTTCCGTGTTCAGGACCTGTGTACCCAGAAGCTTTGCTTCACAGGTATCAGAATCAAGAGCGGATGCAAGAGCCGTTTCCTCCTGCGCAGCAACAACGGCTTTCGTCACCGTCTGCGCAGCTGCCTTTTGCATCTCTGCTTTTTTCTGGGCCGCATTCAGAGCCAGCACCGAAGTCAGCAAGGCTGCGACACTCAGAAGCAGTGCCGCAAAACTTTTCAAAGTACCCATGATGTTCCTCGGTTCTAGGTTAGCCGTTTTCCGATTATGGTTGAGAGTTAAAACGGTCCAGAAACGCTGCTCAACCAATTTCCATTATTATCCGTTCGCAAGAATGTGCAAGTGCCGGTTTCAATTCAGGAATTTGCCGTAAAAACGTATCAAATACCATCGAAGCGCATCTGCTCGCCCTCCGAATACGGTTCTGGTTTCTTGGATTGATTTGCTTTCTTCTTACCGCCGCCTGAACCTTTCGTGGTTCTGTTCTGAAACCCTCTACCGAACAAAGAAGCATCATTGCGGTTATCCGCTTCCGGTTTCTTCGCAGGAGCAGGGGCAGGTGCCGTAGCCGGTTTGGAAGTACCAGATTCTGGGGTTTTCGGCGTTTTCGCCTTTGAGGCTTTTGCAGGTTTTTGTTTAGGCGCAGGCTTTTCTTCCACGGGCACAGGATTCTCCTGTTTCGTAAAGGCGTTCACCTTAACGGGATTCTCTGTATCAGAAGGAGTCTTATCTTTCTTTCCGTTCTGGTCTGACTCCATCCCTGCCGGTTTCGGCGCGATTTCTTTTTTGGCGGGCGGTTCAGAGTCGGTTTCTGCAGATTCTTGTTTCGGTTCAACAGAAAGTTCAGGCTCCTCAGTCTCCAACTCGATTTCGGTCTCGATGTCAGGCTCATGGTACTTTTCTACGGCAGATTCCGCTGCCTGCTTTACCTTGCGCTCGTGCTCAGCTTCTTCCACCTTACGCCGCCGTTCCTGGTTTGCCTCGTATGCGCGGCTTGCCTTTGCGCTGTCAAGATGCGCAAAGATATCATTCAGAGTGTTAGACATTTACGGATTCCTCCTCATTCAAAGTCGTGTCTGCCTCGTCTCCATCTTCGTTCACATCGGTGCGAACCGTTGAAATCGAATGCTTGAAGCAAGACGGCCAGACACAGTATTCTCGATTGCTGCCGCGCCAAGGGCAGCTGGATTCGGTACAGACGATGCGGGCTTTTCCCTCCTTCACATTCACTGCAAAGGCACCGCCGCGCTTTGCACGAATCTCGGCGCGGTGTTTATCGTTCAGTTTCTCGTATCCGCGTTGTACGGATTCCGGGGTGATGCCGAGCATAGCGGAAATCTCGTCGGTCGTGTGGTTCTGCTTTTGCAGACTCTCAATCTGCTCAAGCAATGCCTTGGTCATTTTCGGGTGTGCGCGAAGTTCTTTGAACTGGTCCATCAAAATAAAATGCCTCCTATCACTTATCGGGCAAGGCGCTTCAAGCGCTTATAGAAGAAGTTCTTTTTCTTCCAAGGAACATCCGTAGCAACAATGGGTGCCTCGATGAATTTCAGCTTTTTAAGCATAGCCATTACCTCAGCCTGCTCGTGACCTGCGAACATGCTGACGGTTTCGGGAGCCGCCATGCTAATGAGGAAATCGAGCATTGCAGTGGCGATACCAAGTTTACGATGCGGCGCATCCACCACAAGGCTTTCAATGTACAGATGCGTGGTAATGGGAAGAACCATCGCAACGCTGTCCGTCTTCTCACGCTCACAGAGCGTCTCGACCTCTGCATTTTTCTGGCACAGATAATTGATAGCCAGCTGCTTTGCCGGAATAGGGTTCTGTTCCGTGGCGTGCAGGGCTTCGAGGGGAAGTTTCTTCGTGGGAACCTGCAGGACATGAGCCTTCACGGACGCAATCTCTTTCGTGCCATCCATCGCCTTACAGACAATTTCGGTATCGGACAAGAGGTTGCGTTCCCCAAGCCGCCCGCAGCGGTCCTCGTACAGAGCACAGCTCGTATCTGCCAGCACGACGATGGGGGTAAAGGACTTATCGATAATCGTGATTTTCTTCTTCATAGCGATATTCTCCTTTACTCACTCACAGCAGAACTTGCGCTTAGAACCGTCAAAGACCACGACCATCGAAGGACGGGTCCCGCCAACACTTGCGGCTCCATGCTGGCCGTATTCGGCGTAAGACGGGAGCAGACGGTTCACGAACTTAACGCGCTCCGGCAAAAACTTTACACGGACACCGGGTTTCAGGTAGATGTGCTCCTGAAACCACTGAGAATCCGTAGAAACAGGCAGCAGCATAACTACCGTAGTCCCCTTCTTCTTTGCCTCGAAGCTCCCCTTCTTTACCCAGCGGCGAAGATTTGCAGCACTGCTCGGCGGGCAGCAGAACACCGTATGCCCTTTCCAGTCCTGTACAAGACCATCATCCTGTGCAGTAAAGAACTTCTGGCATTTGGCATTCTCAGGGCGGGCACAGGCATCGAGGGTGAAATGATATTTGCGGTCAAGTTCCCGGAAGAGTTCATCGGGGGTCTCCCACTCTCCCGCGATGGTAAGACTTACATTGCGGCTTACGCTTTTCGTGGATTTGTCGTACATAAGACTCTCCTTTGTGATAATGAAGTGTACGAAATACAAGCATGAATCTTTACAAAAAGAGCAGCCCTGCGGAAATTGTACCGCAGCGGCGCTCTTTTCGTCCTCATACTTGTATTATCTGCAATTCGCACATTTCCGCAACAGGATTTTCGAAAAAATGCGCTGGTTCTGTGATTTTCTTGAAAGTGAAATGTGTCATTTGCCGGTGTTTGCCGCTGTATCCTCATTAACGGACCATGTGATGTCTCCGCCAAGGCTGTACAGGCTCAGCGTAGCGGTGAAGGAGGCATCATCCTTGCCGACTAGATACACCGTATAGTTGCCGCCGTTAAGTTTGATGGTGTCGTAAGCCGTTTCCGTGTACTCTGCTGCAACAGATTTCGTATCGGTATTGACAATCAGGATTTTGCAGGCTCCCGTATCGCAGGTGATAGTATCGTATACATCAAGGTTAGCAGAATCTGCGTGCATCGTGAATGAGAAGGCTTCTTTTGCGCCCGTCAAGGACACAGCACCAGCGGCGTAATCAATCGTACCTTCGTCCGTCAGACTGCTCTGTGACCATTCTGCGGCTTTGTAGGAGGTCGTTCCCTGTGCAACAAGGTCGTTGTTCTCGTACAGCGTTGAAGGGTCTGTACAGCCTGTCAGAGCCATCATAGCGAGGGCGCAAGTCAAAGGTACTGCAATGTATTTGCGCATTGTGCTTCACCGCCTTAGTTCCCGGAGAACCCGAATGTGATATGGCTTGTTTTAGGCGTGACATGGACCGTTGCCTGTGTTTCAAGACCATATTCGTTCTGAATCTTCACAACGCTGTCGCCTGCCTCGATGCCCGTTACATCACCCTCTACAGAGACGGCGCAGATGAGGTTCGACTCATTCTCGTAGGAGTAGTTGGTGCCGTCCACACCGGATTCGAGGTCTTTCACATCTGTATAGACATTGAGTTTCGCCGTCTCGCCGATTTCGACATACAAGTCGTCAGCAAACAGTTCAGTTGGTGCCTGGGTGACTTTAAGGTTCACGATGCTGGACGGACCCTTGTCGGAGCGAATCGTTACAGTCGTATCGCCGGCCTTCAAGGGGATGATGTTATTGTTCTCGTCAACACGGGCAATCTCAGAGTCTGCAACCGAGATAGTCACAGTGCCTGCATCTGCGCCTTCCGGGACAGTCGTGTAGGTAACGGGTACGAGGGTACTCTTTGTAGAGGCAACGATATCCTCAGCCTGGAATCCCTGCAGCGGTTCAACCACATTCACGACTGCACCAGCCGTCAGACGCTTGTTCTGGCTCGTGATGCTGATTTCAGTCGTTCCGGAATTGTTTGCCGTAAGCAATCCGTTCTGGTCAATGGACGCAACATTGTCCGATGAACTCTCATAGTGCATCCCTTTGCGTTTAAGAATCGCATCGAGTTCATCCCCCGTCACGGTCGTGCCGTCGCGCAGGATACCGGTAATCTCCACTTCCTTGCTCTCACCGAGCTGGAGCGTGATAGGGCTTGCGAGAGAAATCGAGGCCAGAGCCTTCTTGTTCCCGCAGCTGCACAGCATCACGGCAGCGCACACCGCAATGCATCCCAATGTGACAATCTTTTTGATATTTCTCACTGTTAAATGTTCCTTTCTGTAATGGTTTCGCAGGTGTTTTCCTTATCCTGCCTGCATTTTCCATTATCTGCAATTCGCACATTTACGCAACTGACGAATTGTGTAGTTTTTGTGCCGGAAACAAAAAGAGAGCAGGCAGCTGAGTTCAGCTGCCTGCTCAAGGATATTGTACAGAAGCGACCATAAGGTCACACTGGATAAGTTAAGTCACTGCCGGAACATCAGGAGGCGTCTTTCAACCAATCCTGAGAATCAACCTTCTCAAACTCCGCTTCGTCGGGCATCGTGCCACCGTAAGGAGCGATGGTGTAGGTGACCTTTGTGACGGGAGTGCAGACATTGGCATCGTTCACATTGCCGGTTGCGGTATACACTGCCATCGGAACGCGCATTGCGGTGCCGGTAATCTTGTTGTTGAGGAAGTCGCCGGTAGCCTTGGGGATGACCCAAGCCGTATCGCTATGGTCGATTGCGTTGTCGCCATCGGTCAGGACCTTATCACGCAGACGCATGTAAAGTTCGCCGCGATGCAGGGTGTTGTTGCTCATCGTGTAAGAGGAAGAACCGTAATCGGTGCCCGTGTAGTATTCCATACCCGGAACATCCTTCACAGTCCAAGGTCCGCTCGTCTTGATGTTCTTCACCTGAATTGCAACCGTAGAATAGTTGGTGATACGGTAGTTGGTAGGTTCAACCACAGCGCCGGAAGAGTTGGAACCATACATGCAGACATACAGAGGCACGGTGGCTTTCAGCAGTGCCGGGTGAACATAGAGGTTACCCTTGTGGATGATGAGGTCGTAGTTCTTAACGGTCTCGCCGTTCGGGTTCGTGACCGAACGAACCGTCAGAGCGTTGCCCTGCATCGGGTCAGTGTTGATGTCAACAACATACGGGGCAAGCGGCTTGTGGTTGTAATCACAGAATCCACAAGTCTTCTCATCATGCGCCCACTCGAAATCGTCATCGGTGTCAGTCTCATTGACATACAGCGGCAGAGACTTTTCATTGCAGTCGGTAACGAAGGGCAGATTCGTTTTGCTCTCGTCTGCATTCTGCTTCTTCCAGTAATCGTAGTTGTTTACGAATTCCTGAGTAATAGCGGACTCAGTGCCGTTATTATCGAGATACAGAACGCTGCTGACAGTATCATTGGCTTTCAGCGGGGTGTCGAGAATCGGTGTTGCATCAACATCGCTCACAACATCAATCAGGTTCTCATCCACATCTTCCATCTGAATATTCACATGGAAGTTCGGGTTCTGCTGGTAAATCAGCTTGTCGTCATCCACTACAGTGACATGCAGAGGACGCTGAGCAATCTCGAAGCGGCCATTCAGGACCATCACGATGTAGTTCTTCAACACATCGTAGTTGTCTTCTGTCAGACCGACATAGGTCAGCGGATATACACCAACAGGAGTAGTCTCATCGGGGACAAGGTCCTCGTGGTCGGTAACAAGAGTCTTGAAGTGGCTCTTGGTGTAGGTCGGGTCAAGGGTCAGGGAATCACCGGGAACGAGACCATCCAGTTCCAGCCAGCAACCGTCAGAAGCTGCCGTGCCGTAACCGTAAGCCTTTGTATCGTGCCACGGGTCCTCGCCTACGCCGTCTCCATACAGTCCGCGCCAGTTCTTGACCTGTGCGGTCAGGTTAGCACGGGCGATAGCGCCGGAATAAGCCTGACGCTCAACATAGTAGTTCTTTGCGTCCTTACCGGTAAGGGCAGGTGTCGCATCAATCGTGATGGGATTCTCATCCAGTTCGGTGGGCCAGTTAGAACTTACCTTGCCATCAGCATCCAGACGCTGACCAGCGTCCTTGGTCTTGTACTTACCAGTCTGAATCGGGTTGACCAGCTTGACATCATCGCCTTCGAGGATACCGTCAATCAGGATATCCTTGATGGTGGCATTCGTGGTGCCATCGTAGTGTTTGATGTTACGAGGATTGGTCGGGTCTTCCAGATACAGGCTGTGGACATACAGACCGCGAGCAGAAATGCTGCCGGAATACTCTTCCGTGCCGATGTAGTAGTTGGTGCTGCCGTTGCCGACCAGCGTCAACTCACTCTCACGAACAATCTTGTACGGACCACCAGCATCGCTAACGCGGTTGCCGGTCGCATCGCAGTAGTAACCATCTACCTGCGTGGTGTTCAGGGTTACAGAGTCGCGAACCGCCATGCCGGTCGTGATACGGGCATCCGGGATAGAAGCGTTTGCAGTGTGGTCATAAGCCTTGCTGTGCTCACCGACTACCGTCAGAGCCATCGGGTAGATATCGAACTTGACGGAAGAGCCTGTGCCGCTCGCACCACCGCTCGGGTAGGTGTTGCCGGGGTCGGTGTTCTCGTACTTGTAGGTTACGATATAGCCCTGTGCTGTGCAGTTTACGGTTGCCGTGTAGGAACCGCAATCCTGACGGGCATTCTTGTGCTCGTCCGTAGACGCATCAATAGCAGATGCCTGAGTGCCCTTCTTATTGCTGTAGACAATAGAAGTAGCGTTCTTGACCTCTGTCATCTGGTCGCTGGACAGGTTACCGGAATAAGAGAGGGTTGCAACATCGGGCTGACCATCGTAGGTCTTGTTGGCGACCGTGATATTCACAGTAACGCGAATCGGCTCGCCGGAAGAATACGGGTCAGTATCCTCATAGGCCGTGTCGTAAGCATTGTGACCGTTGCGGGTAAAGCGGTCAACAGCCGAGCGGATAGTCTTAATGGTTGCATAGCCATTGCCGGGATGGAAGTTGTTCTGGTAGCTGTTGAAGTCACCGCCCCAAGTAGTGGCACCAGAGCCAACATAGGACTGTGCTTCAAGAACCGTCACAGACTTGCCATTGCTGCCAGTGAAGGTGCGGCCGGTCGAGGTAATGTAGTTAGAACCACCGTTACCATCGCGCTTGCAGTAAGCCCAGCCGTCGCCCCACCACCGCTTAGAACCAGTGTTGGCGTAACCGCCTTGCCAACCGCCGCCGCCGCCAGAAGGAGCTTCGACGCAGTTCTCGGAAGAACCGTTGACAATACCTCCCAGATAGGGGTTGAAGTTGCCGCCGGAAGAACCGGTAGCGAAGGTGCCATTGCCGCCGCCGTTACCGCCATTGACGGGAACACCGTACTGCGCATAACCACCGGTAGAATCCAAGGCACCGTGCTGGTTACCGCCGCCACCGCCTGCAACACCGAGCATATACTGTGCTGCAGTTGTGGTATTGCCGTACTCAGCAAGACGACCAGTGCCCATAAGACCGATAGCGACTGTCGTAGCACCGCCGCCAGAAGCACCAAGCAGGTTGCCGTGACCGTTACGGGTAATCATAGGAGTACCGCCGTTACCGCCGCCGTTGTAGCCGCCAGGAAGAGGACGCTTAACTTCGCCACAGGCACTGCCGCCGCCATTCTCCCAGTAACGGTTATCGACCGTACCGGAACCGCCCTTGACGAAGTAAAGCTTAGCGCCCTGCTCAGCCTGAAGGACAAGGCGGACACGACCGCCGGAAGAGGTGTTGCTGTTCATGGAACCGCCGCCTGCACCGTAAAGCACGACTTCATAGGTGCCAGCATAGGTGAAGGTGTATTCACTGTAGGGGTTAGAGTAGCTGCTTGCGCCTTCCAGCTTATCATCGACCTTAGGACCGGAGCCCTGCTCATCGATGTAGAAATAAACCTGGTCCATATCCGCATTGTCGGTGGGAGCATCGTAGCAGACATAGTAGACTGCATTGCGCCACCACCATTCCCAAGTGGCTTTGTCGAGGACATTGCCGTCCTTGGTGCGGTATGCGAAACCGTGGGTGCCAATCTTACCGATGTAATCATCGTCGCTCGCAGTTACCTGCTGGAACAAATCATACCAGTTATGACCGGCACTGTCGCGCACAGAGGAGTCGATAACCACGGTGTCGCGGCTGTCAACGGTTGTACGACTGTTGACGGGAGAGCCTGCCGTGAAGTAGGTCTCCATGTACCGGATACCGTTAGGAGCGATGATTGCGAGGTTTTTGTAGTTGTAGACTGCACCGCCGTTATTCAGCGCATCGTTGATAGCGGAAATGCTCTTGAGGTCGTTGATGTTCTTGTAGCTGCCATTCTCTGTGGTGATGGTGTTGTGCTTTGCAGTAGCCTTATTGGGAACATTCGCCTTGATAGAGATGGTGTAGTCCAGGACCAGTTCAGCACCGTAAGAGGACTGGCTGAAATCCTTGTAGATGTGGTCGTTCGGGTCAGCGGAATCAACGACACGGTTGAAGTTGTACGCAACGGTGCGTCCGCAGGTATACGGCTGCATGTTGTTGGCGTCCCAGTTCTTCATATACCGCTCTTCTGCTTCACACAGGAAGTAGTAGTGCGTATCGCCGAAATCCATCGGGTTCGTGGCGTTATCGATGTACAGAGACACGATAGCGTTCCACTCATTGTAGGTCTTGTTGTTGAGGTTTGCTGCATCCGTGGGATACATAGCTTCTAGCTTGATGTAAGCGGAGAACTTGTTGAAAGCAAGACCATTGCCGCTCATGAACGAGCGTTCCATATCATCGACATTGTTGCTCAGTGCGTTGACATTGCCGATTTTCTGACCAACCTGACTGTAGTTCAGCTGAATCGTGCCGTCGCCGTCCGTGACATTCATGAAACGGTCCAGACGACCGCCGCCAGCCACATTGCTGAACTTCCAGCGAATCGTGGGTGCAGAATCCTTGTTGCCGAAGAAGGTAATCTTGGTAGTGTAGACCGCCTTGTTATCGTTGGCAGCACCATAAGTCGTAGTACCGTCCTTGTGCAGCACATCGGGCGCAATTGCGTCCAGAGGTACATCGGTGGTACGGCGACCGTTGTTCGGGTTGCTGGTTGCGGTAGTCCACGCCATGTTGCCGTTCTTGGAATCGAAAGAGTTCAGCAACAGAGACTGTGCTTTCAGAGGCGTCAGTTCAATAGGCGGGGCATACACGACCAGGTGACCGGTACGACCGTTCGGCTCATAGTTGGAAATCGTAGAATCGGCAGTGATTTCGTGCGCAGGAGCCTTGTAGCTGAACACACAGCGGAAATCCAAACCATCCCAGTCCATGGTCGCATTCGTCAGCGTTAGCGTGACGGTGGAATGCTTACGCATGGTAGAGATACCGGACTCGCGCAAATCGTTCAGGGGGTTCCAGAAAGCAGCAGGCCAGAAGGTACGAGTACCAATCTTGGTTGCATCGATGTCAGAAACCTTGGTCGTGACAGTAAAGGAGTCAGCCGGGAACAAATCCGGGTCGCTACCGACCTCGACCCAGGTGTTATTTTCATCACGGTACTGGACCGTGTAGGTGACACCCTCATTGACACCCTTCCAGTAGTTGAGGTCAAAGTCGAAAGTCGTGGTTTCGCCGACAGGGATACGCTTATCGAAAGCCTGCTCAATGTACATAGGACGAAGTGCAGACTCGCAGTAACCGTTCTTGCCGTCCTCAGCCTTATCGAGGCTCGTATACTGCTTACCAGCGACTGTAAACTCGCACTTGAACTGAATCTTCTCGTTGCAGTAGTCGAGGGTCGTGTAGGTCACGGTGCTCTCGGTGTACGGGATATCAGCGTTGGTAGCAGCCGCCGTAAAGGTGGTCTTGTTGATTTTGCCCTTGACGACACCGTCATAGGTGGTGAAGGAAGTGCCGGGACCGCCAATCTCGAACCACTGGCTCATCTTGCCGCTCTCGGTGATGGCACGGTAGTACCACTTCACATTAGAGTCGGGAACCGTCTGGTCGTAGAACAGCTTACTGCCGACAGTCTTGTTGACAGGACCTTCCCAGTCTTTGTAATCGTCAATCGGGTCTGCGGTGGGTTTGAGGAGTTCCAGAGGATGAGTCTCGCAGTCATTACAGAAATGATTCGGAACATCCACGACAATCATACCGTACTCAACCACGCTATGACCACTGGGGTCGATGACCTCAGCACGCTGCATGCCGGTACAGGGTACATTGGAGATAACATACTTGCTATCACCGTTGACAACGCAGTCGTAGTCAGTGCCATCGGTCGCATGGACGATAACGCGGTAGCCGGTGTAATCAGAAACACCGTCATCCGGGAACAAAGCATTCAAATCGCCGACAACACGGGCAACACCGGTGATGCGGACATTGGGCTGGTTGTCGAGTTTCAGAACCGGAAGAGCGCCGACAGTCTTATCGCTGCCGAGGTTCCAGCCGTTGTTGCTGCCTGTAGTGAACATGCCGTAGGTGTTGCCGGTGTTATCGAACAGAGGCTTGCCGTTGCTGGCAAGGTTCACATGGTAAGCATCGGAGTTCCAGTGACCGGAGAAGTTCTTAATAGGCTCCCAGCCTTCCGGCAGAGTCAGGTCATCAACAACCTGATAGCAGCCGTTCAGAGGATACCAGAAAGAACCGCCAGCCTGCAGAGCAGACAGAACCTGCATGTAGTTGACAGAACTCACGCGGATAACGAAGTGGCTGTCTTCCTGACTGTTCTGATTTGCTGCACAAATTTCGCACTGCTTGCGCTGAGAGATGTACATGACAGTGTTGGCGAACAAAGCAGATTCATCACGAGTAGCCTGGTTATTCGGCAAGTGACCAATCTGGTTCATCAGGAAGTTGCCCGTGCCGGAAAGGTAGAAGTTGCTGGTGCCGAACCAAGAACGACCAGTGACAGGGTCGGTAATGGTCTTGGTGGTGGGGTACGGATTGTAACCGAACTCTGCACCAGTGACATTGCCGCCTGCGTAATCGACCCAGATAGGACCGAATGCAACCTGAGAGTTAGAGTGCGTCTTGGCGGCAGAAAGTGTAGACGGCAAGTCGTAGGGGAAGTTCGTGGGGTCACGATACTTGACCGTAGACTGTGCTTGGGAGTTGGAATACGGCTTCAGACGAACACTCAGCTGGTCACTGCCGTACATGATGCCAGCTTTACCGTAGGAGCTGTGGCTACCACCGGTAGACAGAATCATGGAGATAGCATCGGTCGGCAAAACAGTGCCGGAATCGATGTTACCACCGTTAGCGCCCATCAGAGCGTTCATGTTCCAGTGACCGTTATCGATGTTAGGAACAGAGTTCAGAACATAGTAGCGGGTAGAACCATCGTTCTTGTCGGGACCGAAGCGACCACCTTCGTAGTAATCACGAGAACCGGGGTCGGTATAACCAGCAATGTGAGCATCATACCAAGAACCGGCATAGGCGTACATGGTATCGTGACCGACACACATGCCGTAGCCCTGGCTCAGGAAGCCCTTGATGGCATAGTAGGCTTTGCCGGAGATATCAGGCTCCTGCTGTACGCAAACACCCCAGCCGATAGAGTCGATACGGTAGTTGCCCTCAGCGTCCATCATAAAACGGTTGGGGTCCGCGTTAAACGTCTCGGCCTGAATCGACAGGACTGTGATGTGCTGGTTCATATGCGAACCATCATTATTTCGAAGCCAACCGTTATCGGTAATATAGTTGATATAGTTCGCGTAAACACGACCCGCATCAGAAATCCACGGGTTCAGGAAGACAACGGCATCCTTGTACTTCGTACCAGAAGCGCCAGTACCGTAGTTATTCTTATCCGCATCGCGGATAACAGCAGTGTACGCAGGAACCTCAATAGCAGTACCGGTGACGGTCCAAGCGTTATTGCTGTTATGGGGACGGAAATAAACGGTCTGACCATACCACTCAGAGTTGACTTCGAGCATATTGCCATCCGTCAGAGGGAAACCACTATAGGTGCGGGTAGCGCCAGTGGGATAGCCCTTATCGTCCAACTCGTTAGCAGTAAAGTTTCTCGCCCAAGCACCGCCGAGCTGAGTCCAATAACGGTCTGCGGTGGCTTTGTCAAACTTACCGGCATTGAACCACTCGGTAACCTGGTCGTACATGTTCTTGGTGATGTACTCGTAGTTGCCGTTAAGACCCGTAATCCACTGGTTATCAGAGGACAGCGCAGGACCATTCCCGCCAGTGCGGGGAGCAAAGGAGCGTGCCAGCATAGCAAAGGTGGCGGGGGCATTATCCCCATCCGCAGTCTCCGCAGTGGCAGTGTCAGTAGAAACAACCTTGAACTGGACAGTGGACAGGATGATGTCGCCTGTCTTATCCTCATCGGTCAGTTCGTTACCAAGTTCCTCCAAAGCCTTGAAGTTCGCTTCCTTGTAAGCCTCGTCGGTGACAGTAATCAGGCAGCGATAGCTTGCGGTGAGGTCATCCTCCGCGACTTCGAAAGTGTAGGAAGGCTCGGTAGCGCCATCGATATTCTGCCAATCCGTATCCTGGCTGGCAGCAGCTTCATCACTGAACTCCCACTTACCGTCATCGTTGAGGCGTGCGGTGTAGGTGCTCTCTCCGTTAGAAGCATAGACTTCAACGGTGCCGTCTTCAGCATTGGCAGCAGTGATGGTGTAGCCATCCAGAACGAAGTTGGGAGTGTGGTATGCAATCTGGACATTGCTGGAATCAGCACCGATTTCATCGAGTGCATCGACTACAGCGTAGTACACCTCGCAGCCCTGCCACACATAATCCGGCTTGTCAGCGAGAACCGCCGTCTCGGTAGTGTCCTCAATGATGAAGTTATACCAAGTAGGCTCGTCCTCTTCATACGGATAGATGGCATAGGATTCGTCAGCAGCAAAAGCTTGCTTCTTCTGCCATTGGTAGGTTACAGAGACATCGTCACGGTTCAGCAGGGCATCCAGAGTAACTGTATCCCCTACTTCTGCCGAAATCTTGTCACCGTAATCAGGTGTTACAGCCTGAATGCCGATGAACGGCTCAGCTGTTTCCGGTGTGGCAATGACATCCTCGGAGGTATCGGACTCCGTATAGACGACATCTTCCGAATTTGCCGTATCATCCTTGACCGTGTCGGCCGTGGAATCATGCGTCAAATCCACCACATCAGTCACAGTCTGAGAGGGCTCAGGGCTTTCGACCGGCGTATCTTCGGATTCGGAATTTGAAGTGTCGGTCTCGTCAACGGATTCAACCGCATCCACTTCATCATCCGAAACCGGGGCCTCAGTTACTTCGTCGGACACAGTAGTGTTATCTTTGAATTCGTCCGCGAACGCCACGGTATTAACCGCGAACATAGAAAGCAGCATACTGGCCGCCAATGCAACAGAGGTCACTTTTTGTGCAATTTTGTGCATAATGCGTGTGTCCTTTCTGTACAGTGAGCGAATCAGCGTAAAACTTTGGCGAGGTTCTACGCAAAAATCGTCCCTGCACGATTACTTTTGCTTCCGTACATTTCCATTCTATGCAGTTCGCACATTTTCGCAACTAGGCAAAACTTATTTTTTTATCGCAAAGAAAAAGTGCCAATTACGCAACGGTAAAAGGCACTTCATACAAATATTCTGGTTGAATTTTGGCGGGTGTGTACAAGGAAGAATAAATGAATTACGCAGACGGCTTTTGTGAGATGTGACTGTCGAAAATGTCGCCGTTTCTTGTAAAACCGCAATTCGTTTTGTGTAAACCAGAAATCTATCTGTGTAAAACAATACCAATATCAATTTTACAAATTCATGGTATAGTATAAATAGGCATCCTAAATTACACAAAGGAGTAAGCAATATGTATTTAAAAAATCTTAATGCCTTGTATGTTGATATGCAGCAAAAAGATGCTGACTCGGTGGTTTTTGCTGCACAGGTTGAAGGTCATCCGTTTTCATGTACTTTTGCCAAGGTCATTGGTACACTTCATTTGTTTGTCACAGCCTTAGGACAGAATCCATTTACCATCGACATTCAAGTGGACAACAACTTCAATGTTGTAAATGGATTGTTTTTGGCAAATGACATCTATGAAAGACTTCGAGAGTATCTTGAAATTAAAACAGGATGGGAAAATCCTTTTCGTCCTGCCAACTTCATTCAGAATTTGGACGCTGTAACACCAACAACATTTAATGGCAATCGTCCAACTCGGCATGAGGTTGCAGCATTATCGGTTGCTACAAGTCCCAATCTGTATGAAGACGCTGATAAAATATACTTCTGTGGTTGGCGCAAAAATCCTGCTGGGAGCTCTGTAAGTAGAAAGAATCAGAACAAGAGCTTGCTTTACTTTCCCGCAAAAGAGGTAGAGCTGCGTACAGAACTTAACATGAGTTCTTGTTGGAGCGCAAATCCGAATGACGAAGCGTTAAACGCGCTGAACCAACTCATAGCTGATAATATCATTCCTTAATGAGCCGACATAGTATTCGTCGTGTTCACGAATCTTTTTGTCTGTTGCAATTATGCCATCAATTTTATGTCTCATGTCGTCTATTGTGTGAAGCCATGATGGCTGCATCAAGCATAAATAACCAATGCCATCATCGTCGTACAATATGTCTGGCACAAACGGAATGTACTCGTCTGATGGGTTCATACTTTTGCCTTCATCGTCAAAACCTGCGGCGTAAAAGCGCTTGTCGGAATTGCGAAAGTAATGGCTCTGATGTTTTGTGAGTCTGCAAAAAAGAGCTAAGTTGCCATAGTGTTTTGCAATCAGAAAATGTGGTGCTACCTCCTCGACGATGTCAATGTCGATATCACCCCAAATGTAATGATGCAGCATCATAATTATCACCTGCCTATAGTTATCATTATAATCATATCGCACAAAAGCAAAAGAGGCGGTCTCCAATTGGAAGCAGCTTCTCAGCAAATGCTCTCTGTCGCCTGCCTTTGACGGTTATTATACATGTTTCGCACATAATTAAAAGAGGACAGTACAGGTCGTTACTGCCTGCGCTGTCCTCTTTTCTTGTTGTTGCAAATTTTTGGCAAACCCTCAAGTTGATGGGCTGTCCGATATTCGCCTATTGCTTTAGCAGAGATTTGCTGCATGCTCTTCGTCAGTACACATCCGAAACCGAGATGTTCGTGACCTTAACGCCGCATCCTACAAAAAGCAAAAGTGCTGTAACAGCGGTGGCGGTTACTAACGCAAATTTCTTTTTCATTTACTCACTCCCTACATTATTATAATATGTAGATGTCATTCTTTGGAAAAAGGAAACCCGTAGCAAGAAGGTTTGCACTTCTATACTACGAGTTTAGCATTACAACTTACACATTTCGATATGCGAGATTAGCACCAACCGACCTCGTGTTCTTCGGGAGGACAGCCATTATCAGTAGGACTGGAAATCACAGGACCACCCCAATCCCAGCTGCCATCGCCATTGCCACCGGAATTGGACCCACCATTGTCCCCACCGCTCGGCTGAGACGGTTCCGGATTACTCGGCTGCGCAGGCTCAGGGTTACTGGGCTGTGCCGGTGCCGGGTCAGGCTGTGCAGGAGCCGGAGCAGCGGGCTCCGGATTGCTGGGCTGTACCGGCGTAGCGGGAGCAGACGGCGTAACTGGCGCGGTCGGTGTAACAGGTGCCGGGTTGGAAGGCGTCACAGCAGAACTGTTGCTGGAACCGTTCTTGGTATAGGTCTTGTTGCTGGTCGTGACCTTCTTCGGCTGTTCAACCGTCACTTCGTAGTTGGCGCTCTCCTCACCGGCAGTCGCCGTGATGGTTGCATTCCCAGAGGAGATGGCAGTTACCTTCCCATTGGAATCGACGGTAGCGACCTTCTCGTTGCTGGACGACCACTCGATGGTAGTTTCGGCAGCGACCTCTTCGGGGGCAATAGTTGCCTTAATGGTGTGAGAGTTACCGACCGTCAACTTGCCTTCGTTGGAATCGAGCGTGATGCTTTCAACCTCATAGAATGCTTTCACATGAGTCGTCTTCTCTGTGACCTTTTCGCCATCCTGCATGAGGGTCGTGGTGATGTCGCACTCACCTGCTTTAAGGACCTTCACCTTGCCGTCCTTATCGACGGTGGCGACTTCCTCATCGCTGGAAGCGAAATCAAACGAAATGTTGGACGCATCTTCCGGCTCGCATTTCGCTTCGATTGCGGTTTCATCGGTATCGTTGAGTTTGACTTCCAGGGTATCGGGAACCTTCAACTCTTTCGCGGATACCTTGACGGTGATGACGCAGACATCCTGCATCTCAGTATCCTTGACTGCTGCGGTGATTTCAGCCTCACCGGCTGCGACTGCCGTAACGGTGCCGGTCTCATCAACCGTAGCAACACTCTCATCGGAAGAAGTCCACGCGAGCGTCAGCTTCTCAGCCGCCTTGGCAATTTTTTCATCCTGCGCAGCAGTTTCTGCCGTAGCAGACTCACCAGTTGCGATGACAGGCGTCTCTGCGGGCGCATCCTCCGTGCCGAAATTTACCGGCAGCGTGATGCTCTCGCCCTTTTCGAGGGTCGCAGCATCCGGGACCGAAATGTTCGTGACCTTAACGCCGCATCCTACCAGGCTGAGCGCCATAGCCGCAGTCGCAATAACTGCCAATACGATATTCCTTTTCATAAAAACACTCCTTCTCGGCATCTAGCACCGAGGCTACTCAATAATGATAGGCTCCGCCAGCCCTACGCGGTTTTGGATTTCGTCATCGACGATACCGTGGACTCTTGGCGTCCTATCCTTCTGTACACCTGCATTTTATCACGGAGGTGTATTGAATACAACCATGATGGCTCGATTTTAACAAATCCGCAACAAATTGTGTGAGAAAAAGGATAGGTGTTTCTGTCTTTATTATATTTTGCATCTCGAAAATGTCAATGCACATTCTTTACGAACGCACATTTTCGTCGATTTTCTTTAGCCGTTTTGCTGCCAATACCATACGACCGTTATTGATGTTGTAGTCACAGGTGACAAGGAACAAGAATTTGTCATTGTCGCAGTCGAATTGCAGTTCCTTGTAAATCGAGGCTTTGTCTTGGATGGTTTCAAGCATATCCTCAGTCTTAGAGGCAGAGAGCGTGTTAGCCCATGCCTGAATATCTACAAAGTTCGGGTCATCAACATATCCCGGCACTACCATGAGCGCGAATATCTGATAGTATTCTTTCCCGTACTCGCCTTCCCAGCAAACAGTCCCGTTTTCATCGAAGAATTCCGGGTCCTTGAACTTATCCAGAGAGCCGAACATCGTCCCGTCGTTCATCTTATGCCCATAGATGATAAGGTTGCCGTGCTGTCGCGTATCACATACTTCATCGAGGAAAAGGGTGCCGGGGATACTATGCTCTCCGTAGATATCCGTACGGAGGTAGGTGTCGTTTGTTTCTCCCTGCACTACCGGCCCGGTAGCGGTCGTACCATATACAGTAAGCCATCCCTTATAATCAGGGTTGACCGCAAGCATTCCGTTAGACCAGTCAGTCTCATTGGTTTCCTGTGCAGTCGTTCTGATAGCCTGCAAGGATGAAGTGAGTTCCTGGGTCTTTTTGGTTTGTGCTATACTTCGGAGCAGCATCCCGCTCAATATAAACACTGCGATGAGTGCAGCTATACTGATAAGGCGGGATACCCAGCCGAGGGTTTTTCTTGCGACAGTCTTGACATTTGCCATGCTGATAGACCTCTTATTCGATTCCTGATACTATATTTCTCTGTTGCCGCATAATCCTGCGGTCTTGCGATGACTCATGATTTTATTGTATGCGATTCGCACATTTCGGCAACGCTCGCGCCTGATTTTCTGAGAGCTCCCGTATGATTTCTTGGTTTTGCCCCACAAACAAAAAAGCCCCGGTGCCATAACGGCATCGGGACCTTGCATTTTAAGCGGGAGTTGCAGCCTTATCGTCTTTGCGCTTACCCTTGCAGGCGGTGGCAACACCATCGCTCACAAGGTAGCAGCCACCCGCGACCAGCAATGCTTCCAGCAGCGTCTTCTGGTCGATGCCCACATCACCCATCTTGGGGATTTCATGGACAATGGGGATGGTTTCCGGAATATCCGGAGCAAGGTACACGGTGAACTTCGTGCCCATTTTCGGCGTGATGTTCAGAGCAGTATCTACTTCATCCGACACCGCAGCCTTATTGGTAGTACCGTGGTCCATGTTCGGGTGTTCCGTTTCGGCAGCAAAACCCACAGCGGTAGACATCATCAATGCCATCGATACCGCCGCGCATGCTTTTGCAAAACGCTTCATGGAATTGCCTCCTGTGTTTTTCAAAAAATGCCCCAGCACAAACGGATGGGTCTGCACCGGGGCATCGGCATACTTTAACTCAGAACGGAAATAGTAATCTTGGCGGCAGCAGAACCAACCTCAATCGGATTCTCGCTATCAGAAGTGTCATAAGCCGTGAAAGTCGCAGTGCAGTCATAGGTGCCTGCTTCGAGCGGCTGGGACAGCTTATCGGTCTGAATGTGGTAGTTAGGCTGGATAAGACCACTGTTGTAAATCTCAGCACCACCGTCATCGAGCGTGATGCTTACGACCTGAGCGTACTTGTTGTTGGGGACATTCTCGATTTCGAGCGTACCCTCAGAATCTCCGGTCTTGAATACGGGATTTACATTGATGGAAATAGCCATGGTGCCATCTTCTACCACCCGATTCAGTTCTTCCTGAATCTCAGCCTCGCTCTTGCCATCGAGCTGGCCCAGCTGTGCGGCAACGGAATCTTCCAGACGGTTGTCCGAAATCTTTCCGCTCTTCTTCCAGATGAACAGGCCTGCGCACAGCACAAGCAGCAGAACCACACAAACCGTGATGGTACGGTGCAAAAGCTTGTCATTCTTCTTCGAGGTCTTCTTGTCGGTGGATACGATATTGTTCGCCATAATATTATTCCTTTCCAAGTGTGATGCTATTAGCTAAAACCAAAGCCGCCGAGCGGCAGGTCACTCGACGGCCAACTCGCTAACGAGTTTGATTTATGCCGAAATTTTCAAATCAGCGGTTGCTGCCGACACCGCCAGCGGTAGCAGTCTGGGTGTCGCCGGTCTCGAACATCGGGATGATGCTGTAGGTGACGCGAACAACAGGAGTGCAGCCAGCGTCGTTGACATTGGAGCCTGCAATCTTGGCGTTGACGATGAGGGGCAGAGCCTTGGCGGCGTCATGAGTGACAGCGTCAGCGGCAGCGCCGGTCTTGGTGACCTCGGTCGGAGCGGCCAGGAACCAGCCGTTCTCGGTGATGTCCAGAGGAGCAGAGCACTTAGCCAGGTCGATGGCAGAAGCGTTGTACATAGCGGAGTCAGGAGCAATGCTCATGGCAATCTCGCCGCGCTTGAGAGCGGAGGTGCTCATAGGAACGACGCGCCAGGTGGCGGGCTCAGCCTGCAGCTCAGAAACCTTCAGAGCCAGACCCTCGCGCTTGGAGTTGTCGGTCATGGAGGTGCCGACATCGAACTTCTTGCCGAAGTTGCAGCTGGTAGCGCCATCGGTGATGACGAAGTCCTCTTTCAGCTGGTGGTTGCCGTCAATACCCTTGACGGTCTCACGCAGGGCGTCGCCGTCCAGAGTGCCAGCAGCCTTGAAGTCCCACTTGCCGTCGATGAAGATGACATAGCACTCGCCGGAAGCGTTGATGTGCTCGTCAGCACCCATCTGATGGTAGTTGGCAGGCTCAGTCCAGCCAGCCTGGGTGGCGGGGTCGCTGTACCAGTAGGTGTAGGACTTGGTGGTGGCATCATAAGCGATAGCGAACAGCTCGTCGTTGGAGTGGTCGGTATCGTAGATGCGGCTGTAGTGGGTCACCTTGGCAATGTCAGCGATGTAGGTGCGGCTGTTCTTGTCGATGGTGGAGTAGTTGCGCAGCTGGTAAGCGTCCTTGGTCGGGGTGACAACATTGCCGGTGCTGCGGAAACCGTACATGCAGACATACAGAGGAACGGTAGCCTTGACATTGACATGGTTGACAGTAGCGACGGTGATGTCGTACTCAACGCGGCCGTCATCGGTAGCGACGCCCGGGTGCTCTTCCTCCGTCGGAGGAGTCTCTTCCGGAATCTCGGAATTGTTGTCCAGGTAGATGTAGAACTGGGTGCTCATGGTGGGGTCTTCGTTGCTGGCAGTGTCAACACCGTTTGCTTTGGTGTCGTCGCTGACCTTGGCCTCATCAGCAGTACCGTGGTTCCAGTTCACCTTGCCGTTTGCTTCCTGGCAGTCGGAAATCTTGACGAAGTGCTCCAGCTTGCTGCCGTCGCTCTTGGTGGTGGTGTAGATGCCGTACTCGCCAACGGTGTTGTAGGAACTGCCCATGATGTAGGCGGCAGGGATGGCCTTGAAGCCAGCAGTGTCCTGGTCGGCGTAGGTGACGGAACCGTCATCGTTCACCTTGTAGAAGGACTTCGTGCCGATGCGGTAGACGGGGGTGGAGTGCAGCATTGTCTCATCGTTGGGATGATTGGCAATCACAGTGTTGTCAGTGGGCTGCTGAAAATCCTCTGCAGCGAATGCAGTGATAGGCGCCATGCAGCTGGCGGCCATTGCCATGCCCAGAACGGCAGAGGCAACGCGCTTATAACTTTTCATTGGAAAAGCTCCTTTCAAAAAATGTGTTTGTGTTATTCCATTCATCCCATCCGGAGATTGTTCCTGCATACAGCCGCCGTCAAGGAAGTCTGGTCGAAATCAGTGAGACCAAAATTGTATTTTGTACAACCATGGTCCTGCCCTTAAAAGCATCCGATACCGCCGGTATCGGACCACTGACTTTATTCTATGCGGTTCGCACATTCGTGCAAGCGAAAAACATCATCTTTTTTTCAAAAATCTAACACAAATCCCGATTTTTTTAGAAAATTCTTCGAAAAAATGCAAATCTGCCATGAATGTGTATGTTTCCCGATTACCCCTGCACGCAAAAACCACCGCCCTTTCTCGGATAACCCGAAATCAGGCGGTGGTTTGTATGGCATGAATCGCAAAATGTTAAAGAATAATTCTTTACGGAATTATTTTTGGAAGAATTATCTTTGGCTCAGCTTGTCTTGGTAGTCCCGAACACAACATCATAAATGCTGGGAACATCGTAGGGGCTCAAAATGCGAGGAACAGGCTTGCCGGATGCGGGAGTTTTGAACTTTTCCGGCGCGTCAGAGATGATGACATCCGCTTTTTCCCACTCGCTGTCTTTCAGGAACTTCGCATACCGCATCCCGACCATTTCCTTGATGGAGAGGCTTTTCAGCTGCATGGCATACTGGCAGACATCCTTCGTGGGCTGGTAGTCGGTGATGACATTGCTGTACGCAAGCGACCCGGCAACCGTCCTATCGACCATGATGAGTTCGCGTTTCTGCAAATCCACAACAGCCATGACCAGCTGGCCGGATTCGGTAGTCAGAGCGAACCGGTCCTTCACGGTGGCAGGCTCGAACTGTTCGCCGGTCATGCCGTCACGAACCATCACACCGCAGAAGGCTGTATCCATCTCGGAGAACTTCTCGCCGGTATAGGAGTTGACGACCATTGCGGCATAGCGGATACCGTTTTGCAGGCATTTCTTGATATCGAAATCCACATACTCGACAGCACCGTTCTTGCCGCTGCTCCTGCGGTCACCGGAATGGATAGCACCGAGCGACTCAACCTTCGGATTCCCGTAAAAGACGAAGTTGACCTTCTCATCGCCATAGAACGCGACCGAGAGGTCCAGGTCAACGCCGTCCCATGCCTCAGTCTCGAAACTCGCTTTCCAGTAGAGGAACGCACGAAGCACATTGCCCTCCGGGAGCCGGGTTCTGGACCCGCATGCGGCAGAACGCAGCGAGGAGGAGATTTGCCGGGGATTATCAGGGAGCACAATGTCGTTGCAGTGGCAAGCCGGGTCAAGGTATACGCACTTCGGCTCGGTATCCTCCGCACGAAGAACCTGCCACAGCTGATTGAAGATATCGCGGGCAACACGGTTGCAGATATCCTCAGGGATAGGCTCAACTTCCCTGTCAAGAACCTTGCTGGCAGCACCGTTCGCCTTGCCGGTGGCAAGCTGGACGGGATTATTCCGATTCCGGAAATGGTTGATAAGCTGAACCAGAACGCGGGGCTCTACACTCTTGCAGACCGAGATGAACCGGAACAGGACATCCTCCATCGCGGCAGTATCCTTGCAACTGCGCAGAGCGAAGTCCAAATACCGGGCAAACATACCGGGACGAAGCATAAGATGTGCCGTCAGCAGTTCTGCGTTGACAGGCGGCTTCATCAGTTCCTGCAGCTTCGAGTTATAGGTCTCGATTTTAATACCGTTGCGGACCTTATCGAAGATGGCTTTGTTCTCAGGGAAATACTTGGCGTACTCACCCGGATGCAGCTTCTCGCCCAGACGCTTGAACTGTTCAGGACGGAGTGCAAAGCCTTCGTCTTTCTCGACATGTTCAAGCAGACCCAGAAGTTCACGGCGCTCTGCTCTTGTAAAGCTGCGGAAACGCGGTGCCTTGGCAAGGCTCACATCTTGCCCGCTCATAGCAGCGGCAAGGCGCAGCACATCGGTAGCGCTCTTGAAATTCAAGAAGCATTTCTGGGATTTCCGGTCGGGACGATGGATGATATAGGATACATACAGTGCAAGGTTCTCCTTACAAGGAATATCCTTATCCTTCATCAGGGACATTACCTTATCCAGAAACTCCTCGCCACTGTCAGAGAGAAGCATCTTTACGGTATTCTGCTCATCAGGAGAAAGAGGGGCTTTGCCCGTTACGCTCTGAACAAGATACCGGTAGATTTCATCCTCGGTGCAAGCTGGAATCTGCTTGGCTGCGGGAAGGTGGTCTCTATCAAGACCCTTGCAGAATCGGGACGGGTCAGAGTCGGGGGTCCATGTCCCACCGCTCAGATAGTTGAGGTAGTTGACGATATACAACTCCACAAGGCTCGCTTCCATCGCATCGTTCGGGAAATCCGGCCAGATGGGCGAAGTCTTTGAGATAGCTTTGCTATCTTCCGTGATAAACCCGTACAACTCGGACCAGACTTCGAGGAACGCAGTATGTGTAGCCTTGCAGCACGCCTCAAAGAGGTCGTACGCCATCACATAGCCATACTCCAGCAACTTCATGTTCGCGGTGCATACAAAGCGCTTTTCTACCGCCGTCTCCCCTTCCTTTGCAGGTGAGGGCGGGACGATACCGCGATGGTGCAGAAAAGTAATGCGGTTGAAATCTTTAACAGTCAGCATACAAACCTCCTGACAAAACAAAAATCCCGCATCGAGAAGAATCTCGACACGGGGCTAAGACACACGATTGATACGGAAAGAACGACCGCTAAATTTCATATATGCCAGTCGAACAGACAAGCTGCAGGCGGCTGGCATGGTGTCTAAAGAAGGAAGCGGACATATAGCCGTATTGGGATGCGCTTACATTACCGTGACGGAGAGCAAAACCACGACTTTTCAAGTATCAAATAGAAGGATGTGGTTTTATAGCCATACACAGTGGCTCAAGAAATTGGACATTGCACTATCTTGAGCGAATAAACACATTATACCATAATTTGCTGTTGATTTCAAGAGGAATAGAACAAATAAATGTTGCTTATTTGTTAAATTGTGTCGCGTTATGGTTGTTTTTCGTGCGCGAAGCAGGTCTGGCGGCAAGGGGGTGCTCTATCGGCATTTTGACAACAAAAAAGCCCCCGCATTGCTGCAGGGGCCGACATCAATCGTCGTCTTCGTCATCCGGGTCTTCGTCCGGAATGTCAGGAATCTCGATTTGCTCGAGTTTGGAATTGCTTTTTTCGGAATCCTCTCCGAGGTCTTTCCGCTTCCGGGTCCGCGTTGCTTTGCGCTTTGCGGTAGCTTCATTGAGTTCCTTATCGTACGGAATCAAATCATAGGGCGAACCAACAATAGCCGTTACGACCTTGTCTTTGATGTTGCCCGTGAAATCATCCCGAATACTCGTCATCTCAATAGAGTGCTTTAAGACCGGAATCAATTTCCGCCATTGCCATTCTCTGAAATTTACGCCGGGTACAGATACCACCACCGAAGCATTTGCCTGCAATCCTTTCAGGACTACTTGCAGAAAGCAGCTGTACAGGTATCCAAAATGCACATCGCTGTCGTACATATCCGGTTTATCTTTCCGGCAAACCATATCCGCAATCAGAGTATCCTCGTCCTCTCCCTTGCAGAAGATGACTTGTCCTAAGCGCGGCGGTTTATTCTGTGCCTGTTCGAGGTATCTCGTCTTAGCGTCCGGGAACAGCGCAGCGAAATCATCGAGACCTTTATCCCATGTGTTGGTGTCTGGACACAGACAACAGATGATTCTGCGTCCATGGATACCAACAGGTAGAGTCCCGGTTCTGGTCAATCTATATTCTACCGGCATTACTGTACCTCAGTCCAGATGTCGGACATAGTAAATATCAATGCCCAACCGCTTCGAGACGAGGTCACGCACTACATCGCCGCCGTAGCTTTGCACATTGACGCTCTGGTCAATAATAGGCATGTCGATGTCCAGAAAGTAGGGACCGTTGCCCGTGCTGCGCACAGTGTTGAACTTCTCGGCGAACTCAGTGCCTTCCAAAGGGAACCAGTTGAGCCAGCCGCAATCCATCATGGGCATCGCGTCACGCTGATGTTCCGTCTGGGCTTTCAGAATGGCATCGCGTGTCGCAGGTTCGTGCAAAAGGTCGTTGATAGCCTTGCAGGTATCCTTCACCTCTTCACGAAGCTTCCAGAGCGCATCCTGCCCCATCTCGTTTGCTTTTTTGGCAAAGTTAAGGTGTTCCGCTACTGCACCTTTCGGGTTGAGATGTTTGAGAAGTGCGTTGATTTCCTTCTCAGTCAAGGTATCATCCAGCTGGAACTTGCAATCGTAAGTATCGACAAGCACATTGCTGAATACCGGCAGCGTAATGCCGAATCCATTGATAATGACATTCTTCTGGTTCGTGGTGTAGCGGTACAGAGTCGGGCAATCGTAATTGACCCAATCCCGTACGAAGTTTTTAGCACGAGACAGATTTGTACAGCGCTTCGTGGTATTGCAAGTCGAGAACTCATACCAAACGATTTCGCTGTCGTTCGCGTAACGGATATCCCGCAGCTCAGGGGCAAGACCTTTGGCGATAGTCATAGGCTGCATGGCATCAATGCCGTTGACTTCGAGGAAATCCTGCAGCACCCACGGGTTGATGGCAAGTGCATATCCCTTGCCTTCTGGGTACGCATTGGCAGGCGTAACGCTGCGCTTATCCTTCTTGTATACGCGCAGCCTCGTGTCGTTTGCAGGCGTCCAGTCATCGTTGTAGGTGGACATAAATGCCTTGGGACCGTTTTTCGTTATGGCAAATTTGATTTCTGCTTTCATGATATTTTTTCCTTTCTGCCTCATTCGGGCAGCGTGTCGCATTTGATAATTCCTCCATCATCGGTTTCCGTCTCGAATCCGAAATGGCACCATCCATATTCGTCCGAGAGCCAGTCCGAGACATCGTCGAGGAATTCTTCGATATCGTCATACTGTTCCTGATGTAAAAATGGGGGCGTGTAGACCTCGGTCGGTAAAGAGGCAAGAGCCTCCATATCACCATCTGTATCCCACTTGATATTCTTAATCAACATAGGTCACACCTCCTGAGTGTTGTTATTCTTGTTCTGAAGCTGCTCCGTCTGTGCGGCATAAAGACCAGCAGCGTAGGCAGTATACAGTTCCTCAAAGCGGGACTCATCCTTGCTTGCCAGCCAATCCGTGGTGCGCTTGAGCGGCTCTTCCAAGGGCTCGAAGTCGTCTTCCATCAGAAGACCGGCGTGACCGCTATCGGTAAGGTACTGTGCCAGAGCACGCTGCCTGACATAATGCACCGCGTCAGCAGGCTCAATCACCTTCTCGTCAGCGCATGTCCAGTACATGTCTCGGTCCTTGTACCCGCGATACAGCCCCTCAATGGTCTTGGGGTCAGGCAGTTCACCGCACTCATCCCGTTCATCGAGGTCGAAGATACGAACTTCACGCACCGTGCCATCGTTCTCCGGAGGAAGCAAGATGCTGCGTTTTACGACTACATCATCTTCTTCATCATTGCAAGGAGCGACGATGTCAAAAACGCGGTGTGTGTCGTAGTCAAGCTTACAAGGTGTTCTCTGGCGCATGCCGGACGCGTAGTCCGTATAGCAACTGACATTCTCATTGATGTGATGAGGAGCGTTCAGCGCTTCGATGTACTGACTACGACCATACAAGTAGACCTTCTCGGTATGGCCATCGCTGGAAAGCTTAAAAACCTCGCGGATGTGGTAGCGCTCACGCTTGAGGACTACAAGCGCGCGGCAGAGCTCGGCGATTGGGTCGGGCGAAGACCGAGGGACGGTCACCAGCTGGGTGCTGTCATCAAACATCGTGACAAGGAAGACGATAACGGTAGCAAAATTGATAAAACTAAACATGATTTTTCTCCTTTTAGTGTTATTTTTTCGTGGTTTGGTTTTGCTGCTCAGACACAGACCCTTGCAGCGGTTTCTGCTCTTTCGCTTTTTTGGCAGTCGCACTCTCTTTGCCGACGAGGAAAGATACGAAGCAGGTCGCCAGCATGTAAAAATACATGTATGTGTCAACCTGTCGTACTTCTATCTCTCCGTATTCCAGCAGTTCAAGAAACCGCCAGACGGTACTCATACAGACAATAAGCGCAAATAATAGGTGTTTTTTGGTCATGAATACTCCTTTCTTTAGTAGTTCCGGCAAACAAAAAAGCAGGCCCATTCGAAGATGAGTCTGCTTGTTAGAGCCAGAATGTGAATTGTACGAGCGCAAAACGCCTACAGTAGAATGGTATCTATCGTACAATTTTCATTTTATGCCGTTCGCACATCCGTGCAAGTGCTTACCGTCTGTTTTTTCACCGCTATGACATACAGAACCCTTATTCCTCAAACATGTTCAGAAGAATATCAGAACTCGTTGCAAGGAACTTATATTTGTGTCCATCCACGGTTGCGATAAAAGGGATATACCCTGTCTGAGAATCCTTCACATCACCGTATTTCAAGGTCAGGCCGTTCGGCAGTGTGAGAGACTTGGACAAAAGCGAGGTATCGATGCTTTGCTGGAACGCCGATACCAACACAGTATCTGTCCCCTTTTGCAGCTGCATATAACTGTCGCTGATTTCCAGAGAAACATCATCGGCTAATGTCTCACCAAAGAGAGCGACTTTTGGAGTCGCATCAGAGATAACGGTATTAGCGAGAAGCTTTTTGATAGCATTTACCTGCTCGGAGCGATGTTCCTCATCCAATGTTACTGCAACCGTCAGATACACATCATCCGACACATTGCGTGCGCCCGAAAGAAGCGTTTCATCGCCGTTCTGGAACTCTCCAATAGAGTTGCTCGCATCGCCCTTGACGAGTGCTAAGCGGTACGCCCCTGCCTGCGCTGTGGAGTCTTCGCTGCGGTATGCGACTGTACAGGGTTCCTCGATATCGGCACAAGGTACGAAGACCTTAGCGTCAGACAGAGTCAAGGGCAGATAGGATTCCTGTGACAGATGAACGCCTTTTTCGCCTGCCTCAAAGTTCATGACGGGGGCAAAGTCCGCAACTGCTGCGGATTCGGCAGTTTCAGCCGTTTCGCCGGTCTCAGCCGTAGCTATATTGGGGAACAGCATATCCTCAAACAGCTGCGTGTAGTTGACCGTCTTCTGCAGTTCCTTGATTTCGCGGTTCATCCGCGCCGCGTCAAACTGCGCGAATACGAGCATAATGCCCATGACTGCCAGAGAAATGGCAGCAAGGCGTTTCATATTATTTTTGTTATTCATTTCCTTCATCTCCAAAAAGTAAGTGTTACATCGTGATAATTTGCGCCGTTGCAGGTATACATCAGAGTTCCGCCGCCCATTGTGGCGCTCGACCCGTCTGCATACAAAAGGTCACTGTCTCCGTTGATGCCACTGCAAACCCCGGTACAGGTCAGTGTCTGCACAGAAGTACCTCGGTAAATGTAAGCCAGCGTTCCGGCGTGGCAGTTTTTGATTTTTGAGAATCCTTGGTTCCAGTGGTCACCAACCAACATCGTATTCCCTGCCAGAAAATACGCGGCACTGTCTTTTGCGTCAACAAATCTCTGCGCGTGTCCGTCGAAGAGCGCTACATTTACGCCGACAGAAGGAATCACAAGGCGTCCGTTCATGCCGGGTCTGCGCTGCATCTCAGCTTGAACGCTTTCGTTCGACACGCCGCCGGTCTTCTCTTTGAGTTCCTTATCGCAGAGTGAAACTAAAGATTTTGCCTTTGCTGCATAGTTCTCATTTGAGAAGGAAGTCGTCACAAGTTGTGCATCGGTTCTCACTAAGACATCCTCCATGGTACGGGACGGCTGTCTTTTCACCGCTGTGGCATTCGCCTGTTCCTGCTGTGTCACGGCATCCACCTGACTGCGAAGTTGCTCTAAGTAAACTTTCGTCTTGTAGTTTGCAAAGAGGAGCAGCAAAGTACCAAGCCAGAGTAGACAGATAACGCCGATGGTTCGTTTGGTTGCTTTGGTCATTGAGTTTTTACTCCTTTCGTTGTTTTCGGCAAATAAAAAACAGACTCATCCGAAGATGAGTCTGCCTGACAAGCCGAGTGTAAATTGCACGGGCAGAAAATGCCTGAAGTAGAATAGTATCTATCGCACGATTTTCATTCTATGCCGTTCGCACACTTACACAAGTGCCATTTGCCGAATTCGACAGAAAAAAGAGCCGCTGCCCTTGGCTTTGGCAGCGACCCTAAAGCTATAATCTATTTCTCGTAGCTGAGCACTTTCAAATTGATGTATTTCTTTCCGTTCGGCATCTCGTGCAGTTCGATACCGACCTTGACATTGACATCCGCAGTCTTATCCTTGTTTTTGATTTTGGCACTCACAGCCTTGTTAGCAAGCAGGGCTTTTGCAGCCGTTGCACTGATTTTCACATCGTTGCCGTACAGTTTCGAGTTTTTCCAGAGCACCGCGCTGCAATCTTTGTTTGTACAGCCGTATCCTTTCGAGCCCTCCGCAACATCACTTCCGCAGAACGGGCATTTACCGAGCACAGTGCCGGATGCACCGCTATGGTCAAATTCCAAGTGAAATTCGGGACGGCCCTTAGAACAGTCGCAGGTCAGGATACAGTCGTATTTCTTACCGGTTTTCTTGCTCACACAGCCTTTGAGCGGTGCTTTGCCCTTCGTGAGCAGCGCAGCGGCAGTCGTTTTCGTGAGCTTCTTGCCGATAGATTCAAAGAACTTGTTTTTCTTCCAGAGCGTTACCGGGCACCGGTTCCCGTCTTTGTCTTTTCCAATACAGGAGAAGGTTTTCTGTGTTTCCACCACATCATTGCCGCATCGAGGACATTTGCAGATGACCGGAAGGTTCCCGTGTCTGGTTTGCGCCGATTCAATCGCAACGTTCTTCGCCATGATTTCTTCTATGGTTTTTTTCGTGAATTCCAGAACATCGATACGGGTTAGGGTTCCGTCCTTGATAGAATGCAGCTGCTTAGAGAGATTCACCGTTACCGGAACATCGAGGTTGATTCCGAGTTTTTCCATCGTATCGACTAACCGGAACCCTTCTGCTTCGCCGTAATAGACGCCCTTTTTCAAAGAGATATAATTGCTCTTGACGCATCTGTCAACGGTATCGGCGCGGGTAGCTTCGGTGCAAATCGTAGCATCCGACAGGATTTCTTTCCATTCCTCGTCTGAATACTCTTCATTTGCCTTCTCGGCACCGCGCATCGGCGCAACCATCCAGTTGTTAAGAGACTCAACCGTATACCGCTTCGGAGGCGTGGTCATCTTCCCTACCGTCTTGAAATTGATGTTTACGGCATCGCCCTTATTAAGTTTCGGAAGGAGTTTGTCTCCACTCGTAGGTTTCTCGAACTTTCGCCAGCCGGGAGTTACCTGCACATCACCTTTCAGGATAAAATCCTCATCATAGCTGTGAATCACGATGGTTGTGCGGTCTACTGTACAGGCTTCTTCACAGAAAACAGCACAGAACCGGTTCAAGATACAGTCAAAGACCGTTTTCTGTGTTCCGGTAAGGGATGCAGGCCATTTTCCTGTCGGTGTGATAGCAGAGTGTGCTTCGATTTTGCTGTCATCATAGATGCTTTTGAGTTTCGGTTTATTGACAAGACCTGTAATACCGTTCTGTGCAAGACCTCGTATCGCGGCATCGACCTTGACGGTCTCATTCGTTGCCAGATAGCTGCTGTTGGTACGGGGATAGGTAACATACCCTCCCTCATACAACGCCTGCGTGGCGGCAAGCACATCGGCAGGAGACAATGTCTTGTCGGCTTTGCAGGCAAAACTCTGCAAATCGCTCATCGAGAACAGCTTACCGGGATTGACGGTCTTGCGCTCTGTCTTGATATTGGTCACTGTGGCACCGGCTTTGTTGAAGGCATCTGCCAGCGCCTGCGCCTCGGCCTCGTGTCCTTCCTCGAATGTCCGTTTACTCGTGAGTTCAATTTCCTCGCCGTTCGTCTTTTCTTTGCTGGAAACAGCCGAGTACGGCTTCGGGACAAATTCCTTGATGGCTTTCTCACGTTCGATGATATGCTGTACGATAGGACATACGCAGCGCCCAATACGGGTAAAGCCACCGGCCTTGATGGATACATACCGTGTTAATTCAATGCCGAGCAGCCAATCAATCTCACTGCGCGTCTCAGCAGAAGAAGACAAGGATACGTATCCGGCATTGGGCTTGGCTGTCTCGAATGCCTGCTTAATGGTCTTGTTCGTAGTATCAGGAAGCCAGAGCCGATAAATCGTCTTGGGGGCTTTCAAGCCATACAGAAGCACTTCATCGACAAGCCGCTGCCCTTCTCTATCCGGGTCTCCGGCATTGTAGATGGCATCCACATCCTTGCGGTTCATCTGCTGGTTGGCGACCTTGATTAGGCCCTGTACTTTTTCCTTGCCCTCAAACTTAAACTTCCAGTCATCGGGGAAGAACGGCAGTTTCTTCAAATCCCATGGCTGTTTCACAGCGGGGTCATAGCCGGGAAAATACGCATCGAAGTCTATCAGTTCATACAGGTGTCCGACCAGGGATACCACGATATAGTTATCGCTTTCGAGCCATGTATTACGGTCTTTTCCCTGCCTCTCGAACTTCTCGCCCTTCCACCATGAAATAGCGCCTGCGATACTTCTTCCAAGTGATGGTTTCTCGGCGATTACCAGAATCTTTCCCATGAAAAAATGCCTCCGTGCAAAAATCGGGTTTTGTGTATTCAGTATATGGCAATTCGCACGCAACAGCAACAGCACACCGCCAGGCAAATTTTTCGAAACGGTGTGCTGTTTTCGCTTTAGCTTAACCCGATACTGAGATTTCCTTCGGTATCCATCGTGATGCGCAGCTTATCGACCAGAGATTTCCGGAACAACTCCTTCTCCTTCTCGGTCATCTCGATGCGCGTCTGACCATAGGCGCTTTGCAGCATATCCTCAATGTTGCAGCTTCCCAGCTGCTGCTTGAGATAGGATGCGCATTCGAGCGCCAGAGCATCGTTGCGGAGCCGGTATGCGTCTCCCGCCTTGCAGAACTGGTCCGTATAGCAGTAGAGCACATGATGTTCCCGCATCTTATTTACGATAGCCTTGCTGGTCTTTTCCCGCTCGAACATCATCAAGAACCTGGCCGTTACGACATTGTTGATGAGCGGCCAATAATCGGAGTCTGAGGAGAACAGAAGAAAGCTGTCGATTTTCTTATCGTAGTGCTCCTGGCAGCAGCAGACTGCGACCGTCATATCGACAACGCTCTTTCCTTCCACAACGCGCTGCGTCATGAACCGGTCCACCTTGGCTTTCGTATAATGCTCCACGAGTCCCCAGATGGACGAAGCGTTCACATCATCGAACAGGAAAATCTTCTGAATCTTTCCGATAGCCTCAGGAGAAAGGCTCTGCAGCACAGCAAAGAACTTCAACGGGTCACAGTTCTCGCAGTCCACGAGGATTTCAGAGCGGACGGAATGAAGCAGGAACTGCTCGACATTCTGCTGTGTCTGTTTGCTTTCCCCGCGAACCTTGTCGTAGTCGCAGAAGGTATCTCCGTTCTGAGCATACAGCCGGATAAGGAACTGTTCATCACTGCCCAGAAGGTTTCCGCCCTCGTCAGCCTTGAACTGCCAGTTGAGGAAGACATTGTACGGGAATCTGATAATATTCTCGTTGTAGTACAGCCACGCTCTTTCCTGCGCCCTGTCCTTCGTCTTGGTCGGGAACGAAAATATCTGACGAATATACTCCCACGGCACCCACATCGGGAAGATATCCTTGCAACCCTGAATACGATTCGCGATTTCCGCCGCAATTCGGGGCCGGTATTCGTCCAGCGTACAATTTGCTTTGACGATATCAAGCCCGTCCTTGCGCAGTGCTTCGGTTGCTGCCTTTGTCATATCCATTGAATGCAGGTTTTTGAGGTCGTTTACCATCTGCATCTGCAGCTGCTTATAGCAGTGCTCGATGCAGGTAAATAGAAAACATAAGTTGCGCACCATCCGCGCATCCTGATTTTTTTCGAGTTCTTCGTAAATTTCCGACAGCAACTCTCCGGAATCAAAGATGTTCTTATCAACGCCGAGCAAATACCCGGCTTTTGATACGATTTCCTTTTTGTCGGTATAAGTATCGTTTGCGAGTGCAGTTTTAAGCTTTGCTTCGGCAAATAAATTGCCCATGCGGAATCCCTCCTTTGTGTTTCGATACAGCGTCTAATTTCTGATGTTCAGGTAACAAGAAACCCGGCATTGGTTTGCCGGGCAGGAATGTTATCTGAATTTGTCGCGGATTTCTTCGTCCGTTGCCGGGCGAGGTTCGCGGTGTTTTGAGATGATATACGCGGAGCACTGCTCATTCAGCCAGTCGATATCATTGCGGTCTACCTGACTGAATCGCTGGCACAAAACATACACATGTACGCCAGCCTTCGCAGCAGCTTTGAGCAGTTCGCGTCTGCCGTTGAAGATGTCGTGGCGGCATTGGTCATAAAACAGGAACACCATCGGTTTCCGGCTTTGCGCTTCCTCGCTCTCGGGGTCTGCCATCGCAAAACCCTGCGCCTGAAAGTTTGCAAGGTCTACGGACTTGCCGATTGCTTCACCGGCACCATCCTGCAACGCGAACAGCAGCCGCCCGTGCGGGGCGTTGCCGTACTTGGCGCGAACCATCCTGCAGATGCGGTCAAATTCCTGGTCAAAGCCAATGTACAGGACAATATTGTTCTCATCCCGCAAGCAATCGACTACTTCTCGCGCCGCCCAGAGCGTCTTACCGGCTCCGGGGCGTCCGGCAACGATATTGATGCGATTATCGATGTTCATACGGCATCCCCCTTTTACTGCTTCTCGGCCTTGTCCTCCTCATCCTCAGCGGAAGTCTCAGGCTCTTCTGCCTTTTCGGTGGGATTTTCCTCGACCTTCTCGGCATCAGCGTCAGAAGCCTTCTTCTCGCCGTTCTTGTCTTTCTCCTCGGGCATGGAGCAAGGAACCTTCACGACATGGACCAGAACGACCGGCTCGTCATCCTCGTCCTCGTTGTCGGCATCCTTCTCGGCATTCTTTTCGGCGCATTTGCGGCAACCGCCGCAGGGAGCGTCATCGCGCAGTTCATCGAGGTCGAAGTCATCGTCATCGGCGGTCATGGCCGTTGTGGCACCAAGCACAACACCGACAGCAACAGCGCCGAGGGTAACAGCGCCGACAGCAGCGAACAGATTTTTCAGAATGGACATGATAGCTTTCTCCTTTTTACAAAACAACAGTTATTTAATATTCTTGGATATTCAGAAATTTCAGATACCCGTGTGTGTATCCGAACAATCCCCACAGTGCAGCAGATGCCGCATCGCGCCGTGCCTTATCGGCAAAAGCCTTGAACGGAACGACCGCATCTTTCAGGTTCTGGTATTCGTCAACATCGACATTCATGAGAGACTCGATAGTCTCAGGCATCTCGTTGCGGAAGAAGATATATACTTCCTGCCACTGCAGTTCCTGTTCTCCGCCGCCGACGAGCAGGTATTCGATGCCGATACGAAGCGCACCGGAAATCAAGGTCTTGTAGAACTCGTCGTCCGGGTCAGGAAATCCTGCAAGGATTGTGGCAGTCATATTTTGACAAGCAGCTAAAACTTCACGGTTCCTGTCAAACGATTCCGTTCCGGCATCGGGCAATACGAACTCGCTCGGCAATCTCGGATAAGAGCCCTGTGCGGGGCTCGGTGTACCGGATACAATATCGGGATTCAAAGCCGTAGTATTCTGCCGGATAAATTCGGCAGGCTCCGGCATCGGATGTCGTTTAGCCCAGGGCCAACTCATGCAAATCACCTCTAATTTTCATTATCTGCAATTCGCACGAATCGGCAAGAGTTTACGGGTTGTTTTTGTTTTGCTTTTGCTGTTCCTCAGTTTCAAAATGCTCAACGCGGATATGAGAGACTCGTTCCACCTCTTTGAACGTTGCGACCTTGATGAGGATATTCTGGGAAGTGATGTTCTTACGGTCCTTCCGAGTTACCGCAACATGCCGCATCGTTTTCCAGTAGAGGTCCGGCGAAATAAGGCTGAGCGTGTAGATGGGCGTTTTCGTGGTTTCCAGAATATAGTTTGCAGCCATCGCACGGATATGTTCACGGTCATGCAGGCTCATGGTGCAGGGGTTATCGTTCACGAGAACACGGAGCAAAACGGTCGGTACGAACTGAGGGTGTGCTGCTCCATCGTCATCGAAAGCATACGAGAGAGCGTAGGCAATGAAATCCATGGTGCGCCACTGCACGACCTTGTCGTTGTCGCGGACGGCGGGCGTGAGGGAATCTTTCGACACATACTCGGCGCTGACGATTCTCTCACCGGGTTCGAGTTCTTCCTGCATACAGGCAACGATTTCGAGGCGTTTGCGCTCGCAGAGTTCATCGGTGAGTTTTTCTTCTCCGCAGCAGACTACGATATCATGGCACAGTGTACGGGTGCCGCGCTGAGTGACAATACGCAGATAGAGTTCTTTCGGATTGATGGATGACATCAAAATATCAGTACCTCCCGGCAGCAAGAGTATGCTGCAGATATTTTACGCCGTTCACGGCGATGAAGAGTATGCTTATCACAACAGCCGGTGCAGTGGACACTCCCATCGCAACCAGGACTGTGCGGATAATCCAGAGAGAAAGGTCAAGGGTGAAATACCGAAAACTCGAAAATGCAATGAGCAGTGCAAATAACAGAATCGATATCCAGGACCCCTTGATATCCTGAGCGCTCGGACAGGAATGATAGGCTATCTGTGCCATGAGTATGGCAGCGACCCATACACCCGGTTCACAAAGAGCAGCGGCAGTCCCGCCGTTCTGCCAAACCTGCATGATGTACCAGCCGAGCAGGCAGACATTGAGGCTTCCGAACAGTGCCGGGGCAATGCCGATGGCTGTTTTCTGGAGCAGTGGAAGCAGGAACAGTCCTCGCGGCGTGTAGTTGACATACCCGAGCGCCTTGTCCCCTTCCTCGCGCTTGAAACGATAGAGCCGGAACTTATCGATGCGTGCGCCGGTGAAAAGAGCAACCAGAAGGTGCGAGAGTTCGTGGTGGATGACACCGATTGCTGTCCAGCGTGTATCGTAGCGTTCCGCAAATTCGGCACCAAACGCTTTCTCCATGAGCCAAAGACTTCCCTGCCGTCCCGCCCATTCAATCGCCATGATGATGACGACGGTTGCAATCAGAATCACGCCGCGATAGGCGTCCAGAAACGCAAGGACTGCATTCATCACCCGTTCACCCTCTCCTTATGGATTTTCTGCTTTTCGCAACCGCCGCAGCGGAGCAAACAGCAGTAGTGTTCGTGACGAATCAGAGCCTTGAAGTAAGAAATTTGTGTGCGGACCGCATACGGACATGTCCGGTCTTTGACGGAACAAAGTCGTATATACTGATACCTTGCCACGAAAACTCCTCCAAAAACTACATTTCTTCGTCACATCCACATTATACCAAATGAGGTGTACTGAATACAAGCATGATGCGATTTAGTTGCATTTTGTTCACAATTTACTTTTACTGGTGCAAGTTATATCGTTCCCGCTCAAAAGCCCTGTATGTGGGTCTGTTTCGAGCGATACCCAGCTACACCCTTCTGATGCAGGCGGAGATGCCTCAAATTCGAGCCGTACACCGCAGGAGGGTAAGTTTATGCCTTGACCGAGATAGCCATGCTGGCATAGACGCTCGTGCGGGAAACTATGCACCAGAGAGCAAACGACTGCTTGAATCCGACTGCAGTACGTTAAGTTTGAACCGTGCTCTGTGCGGGACCCCCCTGCTGAGACAGGCAGAGATGCCCCAAATTCGGGTTGTAGCCGTCATTAGGGTAAACCCCATACGCCTCAGCTACGGCAGGCTCGTCTGCCATAAGCGTTCTTTGCCCTGGCAGAGCATAGGCCGCGATTCCCGCATGCGACCTATGTCGAACAGTGCTGGATGCCCGGATGCGATGGACCCGGAACGCGGGAGTGTTGGTTCCGGTGCTGTGGTAGCCTTGTACCGAACGGTAGCCGGTCGTGTGCCAGTGTGGAAGTGCCGTGCCGGGACTTTTTGGGGCAATCAGGGGCTTACAGGTGCTCTCCGGTTCCGGTGGCTCCTGCCGTCCCTTACCGCGCTGTTCCGCGCAGCTGCGCTAGGTGTTCGCCGTTGTATTGGCTACTACCTGCGAAAACGCAGTTGCCGCCATACGGCGGCCTACGGGAGTTTGAGCTTAAGTGTTTGCGTAGCCACCCTACCCTACTCAGGTTCTACCCACAGGCACTCTCAGGGGCTCCAGTGCTTTCTTAGCCGCTCTCCTACTCTTTCCGGTTCTTTCCAAAAAAATCTAAAACCCTCTTAATCTTATAGAGCTCTATATATCTAGGGCAGCACAATACCTGTTTTCTTATTGCCACCATTTTGCGTAAATTTGCGAAACAAAACGGGCTCAGCAAGCGGTTTTACCACCTGCTGGATACTTCGTCATCGTATTCACCCAGACACTCAGCAGACATCTGGAACACGGCGTCATCTGGGAAATCCGGCTCAAAATCCTCGGGGTCGTCATCGGGTTCTGCGAGCCAAAGGTTTGCTTTGGAGTAGTCCATGTGCTTCGGTCTGGACTCATCCAGCAGCAACTCATCCATCGAGCAGACGGTCTGGTAGTCGCCGCCGAGCCGGACAGCCACGCTCAAGTTGCTGCCTTCAACGACCTGTTTGCGGGGCAGTGCGAGCGTTGCGGGAAGGTAACCGGCATCCTGAAACGGCTTCGTGATTCGGTCGATGGTCTTCTGTTTGGCGTACAGGTTAAGACGCAGCTCGGCTTTTTCGAGAACGGGCAGGAACGGATTCTTCATCTGCTCGACTGCTTCAACAGCCTTGACTTTGAGTTCATTCGTGTGTTCGACAACCCTGTCAGCAGCTGCACGAATCGAGCGCTCAAGTTCCTCGGCAGTCTGCTCAATGACTTCCTGCAGAGCGCGGTATACGGTCGCTACATGGCACTTGAACAGTTCCGCAATCGCTTTGACGCTCCAACCCTCGCCGGAGAGTGCCTGCATCTCGAGAGAGCGGCGCATACGGCGCTTCTTCTCCTCGTCCACGATATCAACACCGCGAATTGCCGCCTGACGCTTGACAGTATCGATGCCGATTTTGAGTTTTTTAGCAATCTGCTTTATGCTCAGTTTTTCCTTGTCAAAGAGCTCGATGATGGTATCGTACATTGCCTTCTTGGCTTCGCGCTTTTGTGCCGCTTCCCAGATTTTTCTATGGTTGCGGATACGGTAATCAGGAATGACCTTGTGGTCAATCAGAACGCCGAGCATCTTGCGGTCAGTAGCGGAGCTGGCAACCGGGTACAGAATCCCGTCATGGGTCTGACGGCTCCTATCCATCTTCTTCTTGAAAGTGCTGATGCGCAGATTCTTGAACTCTTCCTTTGTCAGACCAAGAGCCTCAGCGATGGTCTCATCCTTGAACGGATGCTTCACCCAGCTGACGATTTTTGCAACTTCCTTGTCCGGAAGCGGCTCCGCAAAGGTAGAGTTAATAAGCTGTGCCTTTTCCAAAGACGCAGCTTGGTGATAATCGCATGCTGTAGATAAGCAGTACAGCAGCACAGTATGCCGCTTTCCAACAGGGGTCGTGTTTCTGCGCAGGAAATCGATAACCGCATCCCAGCGCTGTGTGATGCAGCGTTCGGCAATCTCAGACTGGGGTTTTGCGATACTTCTGGCAGAAACGACCGAGCGCTCCGTATTCCATTCGAGAATACGCTTCGCAAAGCGTTTTTTTGCCCATGCAAGCTCCTGCTCATCGGTGGTATTGAAGATTTCGCGGTTCGAGACGACTGTATCGTCCACGATGCGCCACTCAACATCGATAGAATCTGCAAGGACATACAGGTCATTGAGCCGGTATCCCACTGCAGGGGCATGATAGACATGGCAGCAGCGCCCGGCCTTCGTATTGAAAGTGCCAGGCAGACGCATAATATGATTGATGCCTTTAACGGAATCGTCTACGGAAGCGTACAGGAAATTGTCGCCCCAATTCACAATCTCCGCTTTCAGCATCGTGCGAATCTTGGTATGTAACCGCTTATAGATTTTCAGGGCGTGCTTGTTGTTCGGATTGACAGGGTCTATGAAAATCCAGTAAGCTGCGCCGCGTCCGGTATTGACAACAAAGCCTTCCGGAAGAACCCCATTATAAATGGCGGTGGTCAGCATCTTGCAGATGCCATCACTGTAATAGAGAGGGACACCCTCCTCATGACAGTCGATATCAAAGCCCAGAGAAATCAGCTGAGAGATACGGGAGTCTGTACGAATACCGCTCTCGCGCAGGGATTTAGCCCAGTACGCCGTGTTATTTGTGATGTACAGGTTCGTGGTGCAGTTATAGTATGTGAGCCGATTCGACTTTTCACTGGTCTTTGTGAAGATGCTATGCAATTCCGGCATGATAGTGTTCGGGGCAAATTGACGAATGGCACTAAGTTTGTGTCCGACACCCTCGGGCTTAGAGTACACCTGAAGAGCGCCCTCTGCTTCGCAGAACTCGTAGGTCTTGTAGAACGCAATATCGTTCTCCGTAGGGTAAATACGGCGCTCGCACTCGGGATAATCGGTATATTCGATTGTAGCAGCAGTTGCAGCTTGCATTGTGATACCCCTATATATGGCGTTCCATTGCATTGCGGACACATCATACTGTGATTTTAGTTGCTTATTTCCCATTATCTGCGGTTCGCAAGTATCCGCAAGTGGGTGCAGGCAGGGGTATATAGCAAGTTGCACAAGTGAATCAGGTGTATTGAATACAACTATGATTCGACAAATGTTAGCGCAGAACAACCTGGCTCTATCAGTGCTCAGAGCGGGAACCAGCCAGAAAGCACCAAAATCTTCTCTGTTTTTACCAAAACAAAAAACTCCCCGGCAAAAATGCTAGGGAGCGAGAAAATATTATTATGTTTTCGGGACAAACACAACATAGTATTGAGACTCAATAGCGCGGGTCCAGTCAGGAAGCAGGTCCATGACTTCGATGCACAGCTTATGCTGAGAGCGATTGAGCAGAACGGCATCAAAATCCCACTTATCGAGAGTATCCTGAACTGTGCGTTCAGTAGCACTTTCCGAGCCAGTGCCCATCGAGATAGAAGCGTCTATCACATCGTCCGGATACAGGTCTGCGCGGCTGTCTGCGAAGTCTTGGAGCCCATGGTATATCGCTAAGCCTCCGTCGTTATAGCCCGTGTATAGGCGCTGAGTATTTAGTTCGTGAAGCTCCTGCACAAAGACAGGGTCCATCTTGTCGTAGGTCTTGTCAGGGTCATTGATAACAAAGGGAGCATAGAGAACGATGGCGGCGACCAGCACAACTAAGGTGAGAATTGTACTCCTCTTCGCCTGGCCTGTGAACCCTTCCGTTGGCCTGCCGCCGGTCTTCCACATCTTGTTTTCCTGCTCATTCATCATGACGGCGAGGAACCGGAAAATCAAAGGCGTAGTGACAATCAGAAGATAGGTGCGGATTCGTACATAGCGGGATGTAAGAATCAGACAGCAAAGTATCGGCAGAAATTCCGTGATGCGGACTTTCTTGTGCGAGGCAAAGACAATGAACAGAAATGCCAGACAGAAGAAGGCAACGATATCGGCGAGCTCGCACGGTTGCCATTCCGAGACATATTTCTTTGTAGCCTCGTTGTTTGTCAGGAAGAAGTAGTAGTATAGTTTGTAGGTATAGGGATTGATAAGTCCTGTCAGAAGACTGGCAACAAGAATCTGGATATAGGTCTTGGCCTTCTTTGTCTTCTGTTCGTTCTCATTGACAAGACCGAAGGTATTGATGTCGGGCAGATAGCACATCAGAATGAAAAGAACAATGAACGCGAACAGAATAGGCAAAGACCCGCCATGCAGGTTCGCCCAGAGGAAACTCAAAACCGGCAATAGCCAGCACCGTTTCGAGTCCGGGTTCCGGTATAGGTCGTTTAAGAGATAGAAAGAGACCACAAAGAGAATCATGCCGATGTTCTGAGGTCTTCCGGCCCAGGATAGCAGCGCTGTGACAATGGTGACGAACAGACAATTCTCAAACGGGTCGCGCAGTTCTTTCGCCCAGGCATATTCGATAAAGAGCGCGTACAGGAACGCGGTGATGAAGGAATAGATGAGCAGTCCTACCACGGGATTAGAAGAAATGCACGAGAACTGATAGAGGATGATGCTGCTTAGCCATGAATGCGCGGTCTCTGTCAGCCCTAAATCCTGAGATATCCAGGAGAAGGTATCTGCAACCGGAATCGTGTGTGTAGAGCAAATTTCTCTGCCGAGAACGATATGCCAGTAATAGTCGCTGTCCCCGATTCCGCCCAATTCAATGAGCAATACACTGATAGCGGCTGCAATCAACGCGGCGAAGAAATAGAGCGTCTTATACCGCTTTTGCGAATGATGCATAGGATGTACCTCCAAAACGAAAAAATGGGCAGACCCAAAAGGTCCGCCCGCCGCAATGGTCATACTTCCATACTATGCCGTTCGCAAGATTCGGCAACTATTTTAGGATTTTCCGCTCTGACAGTTGTTTCAGGAGCGTGGTGTACACATGATTGTTGATACAGTAGTCATGCCCGAAAAACTCCTCATCGCTCTCCCTTAGCGCCTTCGCCAGAGCCGCTGCTACGGCAGGACTTCTGGAATATCCCGCATCGCAATGAACGATAATCCGGGAAACTCCGTCAACATACTGAAGAAATGCATCTACAATACATCCGGCGTCCTCGTCAGACATCGGTTTGAGCCCATGCACGCTTTCGTCAGTGTCGATGTCATCGAACTGGAGGTATTCGATATGCCGGATATTCTCGTTGTCGGCCTCGTTCATGATGAGCGGCAGCTTATCGTCAGTGCTGGAAATCGAAATGATGAGCGTAGGTTCGTCGATGTTTTCGGCATCATACTCGGGTCCATACCCCAGAGCTGCAGCAAGCCACTGGGCACGATACATCACCTTGATTTTCACAGTCCCTCTCCTCCTTCCGGTCCATCAGAAATCCTGTACGATTCAGCCACTGTACGGGATTCTGAAGTAGTCCAGATATGCTTTGAATCTGTCCTGTGCCGTTAAGCAAGTATCCACTAAATACCCATGCTCATGGTTCCATTCGTGGAGCCCGCGATAATAAAACATCTTCAAGTCATCCTCGATAATAAACGGGACAATGTTATTTTTAAGACATTCTTTGAAAAGGATAAGTCTGCCGATACGCCCATTGCCGTCTTGGAACGGATGAATGCACTCGAAGTCGTGATGGAATGCAATGATTTGTTCGAGCGTATGATTTGGGACGGCATTATAGCCGGACAGCAATTCGGAAATCTCCGCTTCGACTTTTTCAGGCGCGGTGGTATCTCGCCCGCCGACCTCGTTAGGAACGCGTTTGTATTCGCCAACGGCAAACCAGTCTTTCCGGGAATCGCTTGTGCCGTTTTTTAGCGTGAGATGCAGGCGCTTGATGAGCGTCTCCGACAGCGGATACATAGCGTTGTCGATGACCATGTCGATGCATCGGAAATGGTTCGCGGTCTCGACAACATCGTCCACATTTACAGCCCCGCTTTCAAACCCGATAGTATTCGTCTCGAAAATATACCGGGTCTGGTCATGCGTCAGGCGACTTCCCTCAATATGGTTCGAGTTGTAGGTCAGGTCAATTTGAACTTTGTGGTAGATTCCGCCTTTCCGCTGCTTCTTCTTCTCTTCCCGAAGAACGGACAGCAAAGCGTTCTCGACCTTTGCGTTTGTCCGTTTCGGTTTCTCTGCGTCTTCCGGGATTTGCCATGTTTTACCGGCAAGAACTGCATTCGGGATTTTGCCGATAGCGCAGTAGTTCCGAACCGACCGTTCCGAGAGATTCCATCTTTTTGCCGCATCAGCGACCGAAATATAAGCCATACCGCCACCTCGCTTTAGTATAGTATACAACGATAACGGCAAAATGTCAAATTTGCATAGAAGTAATCCTGTATTTTGCCGATGAATGGCAAACAAAAAGCCGCCTACAAAAGTGGCAACTCACAAGACGACATGTAGAGGGGCTACAATACTTTTAGCTTATATAAATATACCATCCTATGTGCATTTTGCCATTGACATCCAATCAAGAAAATGCACACCATAAAGTGATGGCAACAAAAAATGCCGCCCACAAACAGTGAGCGGCATAATGTTGTTGTTTTATGCTTCGAGAAGTGCTTTGGCCTGTTTAGCAACCGCATCGCGGATGTCAGCAGGAACCTTCAGCATCTCCAGAGCATCGTTGAGATTAGTGTTTCCCTTGGTCGAACGAACAAGGTTGACGACGCAGTCAACAGTGCTTTTAAGTGCGCCCCGCTGTTCGCCTTTCAGCTCGCCTTTGCGCTCGCTGTCAGACAACATGTTGCCGATAAGGTCTTTCATATTTGTTGGCCCCCTAGTGTCGATTTCATACGCAACATCGAGAAACCGATTATTATTGGTAAAAGCTGCCATGAGTTGCAAAACCTCGGCAGGATATTTCACCGGTTGTGCAGATGCTTGATATTCTTCTTTGGTCCGGACTTGATGCAGATAATCAACGACATGACGAAAATCACTTTTGAAAAGCTTTCGCGTATCATCGTCGAGAAATGCAATCTCGAACACTTTGATGTGATAATCATTGACAAAGGATTTGAGTTCTTCGGGAATGTCTTCGATACATTCCAGCAAACTCGTTGGCTTTGCCCAATGTGTTGTACCGAAGTACAGGACAAAGGAAAGACATGGATATGTTTTCTCTTCTTTGAGTTCTTTGTTCTTGCTCCGGTGATGGTTGACCTGCTCCTTGTAGCTTGCGCCATCGTAGGCTAAAACGCGAAGTGGCATGTCTTTGTCCTGTAAAGTCTGGTTTTCCAGACCTACAAGAGCAATCTTAGTATTGCCCTTTGTCCAAATTTTAACCACATCGCGTTCCTGCTCGCGGGTCTTACCGTGAAGCGTAAGCACAGAGCGGGCTTCGGTAGAAACGAGGTCTTTCGGGTCGATGACTTCTTTTCCGTGGAATACAAGCACGTTCACAACATCGGCGAAAACATCTGCATAGTTCAGCAGGTGCTTCTCGGTGCTGTCCTTTTCGTTAGGCATTACTGCCTCCCTTCTTTCTATTATACTCTTTTCGCAACAGAGTACAACAGAAAAATTTATTTATAAGCGCATAAAAAGTCTCTTTTGGCAAAGATTTCCTATGCGATTATACAAAATTATCTCCTCGCTTTATACGCCGCGAAGGCAAGCAAAACAGCGACCATAAAACTGACCTTGCAGACGCAAGACAGGATTATCTCGAACTCGTGCAAAAACGCCTCGTGTGCTTCCAGCACACCAGTTGCCTCCAAAAACATGGTTATTGGAGACATACCGACGATTTCGATGACAAAGCCAACAGCGCAAATCATGATTGCTACGAATGCGATTCTGGTGAGAACGGACGAAACAGCAGATGACTTTGGAGGTTTTGCAAAACGCTCAGCTATTGCGCGGTCATCGCACAGTTTGCTGTATATGACGGATGCAACGGTAGCAATGGTGGAAAATATCAAGATGTTCCCGCAAAGAGAAATAATACCGTGAACCGTCACCATGACTGCATTCGTGTCAGGAACAAAAAGACCGGCAATGCGATAAGCAATGGCAAAAGCAACCATGAGAGTTGCAGATGCAGCGGTTCCGAAAAGAGATACAGTGATGGGCTTGTCAATAGGATTGTCTTTACGCATAATGTGGCTCCTCCTTTGAGCCTGAAAAATTGAGTGTGTAATGTGACGAACTATACAAAGCACAAAAGCGTTATGTAACGAAGCTTGGCCGAAGCCTTCTTAGCCAACAGCACCGTAGGATGCGACGCCGGCCATCAGATACCCGTTTTTGTTACCGACCAGAGCGATAGCCGCTTTCTCAGCAAAGCCGATATAAGCATTCATGACGGAACTATCCGAAAGGCGGTATGCGTCCAAAGATACAGGAGCAGTGATAAGAAGGTTGTTGAACATGTCGGTGTGCGGTGCCCAGCCGTTCAAGGAGCAGAGTTTCTCAGCCTCTTCCTTGTCTGCAGGTGCAGGGACAACTGCCTTCAAAACGAGATTCACCTTCCCATCAACAACGGGGATGCTGCGGCACTGACCGCCTAATACTTTGAGCATTTTCTTAGTCCTCCTCGTGTTCAGTTCTCAGCGAGAGAAACGCTGAAAACCGCGTAGAAATTGTGATAGCTTCCAAAAGCGTTCTTTTGCCATTCCCCGACAACATATAGCGGGTTTTCCTCGATATCGCGGACGCAATCATCAAGGGTGTAAGCGACAGCGATGTTCTCGGGACGGTTTTCCTTGTCCTCTTTGAAGAGTTTGTCGGCTGCGGCTTTGGCGGCTTCGAGCGTAGGATAAACTTTGTCGCAGCTGCCGACGCGGTCAAACTCGCCATCGTCCTCATTCGAGTAGTACGATAGGATGATAAAGAGTTCTTTCGGGTCCGGCTGCTTCAAGGTAGACAGCGCATCCGATGCACCGGCAGCATAACCATAGCAGTAGGCTGCATTGTAGCACCCCTGGTCTTCATAGCTGTTTGCTTCACGCTCTTTGTCTTCGATAGCTTTGCGGACGAGTATTTCATTGTTGTTCATAATGCACCTCCAAGTGCTTGTTTTGCTGTAAACAAAAAAAGACAGACCTACCACGAATGGTAAGTCTGCCTTAGTGAATACAGAATTGTGAATTGTACGAACGCGAATAGCGCCTTTGTAGATGGTATCTATCGTACAATCTCAATTCTATGCGGTTCGCAAGTGGTGTCAATAAAAATACCGACTACTTTTCAGTGGTCAGTATAATGCTATTAGCCCTTGTAGCCGCTGGAAACCTTCTTAGCAAGGTATACCTGACCCTTAGGGGTAATCAGTGTCTTGCGTGCGGTATGGGATGCTTTGCCGATGTAGTACACCGTTTCCTTGACCTCAAAAATCCCCTGCTGGATGTACTTTTGGTAGGCGATATTCGAGGCGTCAATGTACTTCTCTTTACGCAGCCAAGCCATCAGGCGATTTCGACCGATGTTGATGTGGTCGTTGGCAAGGCATTTCGCAAACTCGCCAAAGTCCACGCTGTTGACTGAGGCGCTGACAGCGCGGTGGAAGTCAACGCTTTCCTGCTGGACACCGATGACCTTGTCCTGATTCTTGACGGCTTCCAGAGAAGTCACAAGCAAAGCTTTGGTTTTAGCATCCGTATTAGGGAGCCACTGGTCCACAAAAACAACAGGGTCGTTCACATATCCGCCGGTCTGACGAATCGTGGGCAGCAGTTCATCGAAAACCCACGTCTCGAACTGTTCAGCCTCAGGTTTATTGGAGCGGCAGATGAGGCGGTATACATTTCCTTCCGAGATAAACTTGACGATTCGGGGAATGCCGCCAACCTCAACGCGACCAGACTTGATTCCGTCCTGACGGCAATGGATGTTCAGCTCGCGGGTTATGTTGGTATAACCCAACGCCTTGCAGACATCCACAGCGCAGAAATAAAACTTGTTGTTCTCCTCGATAACACGGAGTTCACCAAACACTTCAGACAGGAAAATCTCAGGTACGCGGTTCATATATAAACACTCCTTTAAAATTTGAGTTGGGTAACAAACCGTTACCCCACCCTGATATTTTGACGATGATACGAGCGAATGGTTTTTAAAAAGTTTTCGCGAAAACGCTTTTTATACGTTGATTGCGGCTACTTCTTCGCCGCACTTGGAGCATGTGAACAAATCCTCGGCATCAGGTGCATGGGTTACTTCATCGCAGTCAGATTTGGCTTCGATAAAATCGCCGTCTTCGTCCACCAGCCAAGTTTGGGTTACGTGCGCGGTTGCGATGAATGTAGTGTTGCCGCATTTAGGGCAAGGACCGATTTTGATAGCCATAGGTCAAGCCTCCCTCTTCCAGAAAATCTTGTTGCCACGGAACGCAGCGATTTCTTTTACGAAAGCGAATGGGAACATTTCGCTTTTACACTCGACGTTTATCCCGTTGTCTTTCAGGAACTCATAATAGCCTTCAAAAGAATCAGGATACTTGAAACCAGCCTCAGGAAGAATCGCTTCATCGAGATTAGCCCCCGTATAGCCGAAGAACATGGAATCAAAACTACCGACAAACTGCTTTCCACCGATGTCCAATGTTACTTTTACCTGACCGGACTTGGGAACCGAATCGTGAAACAGTTTTGCCTGAATCAAATCCTCGCTTGGAGCTTTCTTGTATTCGGCAAGTTTCTGTTCTTTGTATCTTTCGATGGATACCTGTCGGCGAATGTGCTTTAAGCTCCACTCCTGTTCTTCAAGCATCTTCTCTACATACTCTTTCGCCCACTCACTCTGATTGGCGAGAAACAGTACAATGGCATCGCTGGAAGAGATAGGATTTGCCGTAAAGGAAATGTTGTTAAACATATGGCGTTTTTTGCCAAAGACAAATTCATATTTGGCTTCGGCTGTGCCCGTTTCTTTGATATCTGTGTCCACGTAGCAATCCGTAAACGTTTTGCGGATATAGTTCTCCACTTCATCGTGCATCTGATTCGCAACATCCTCATAGGACATGGATTCGATGCCGAAGCGTTCGTTGAAGAAGTTCTTCAAGTCGCAATAGATTTTCCCATTGGTCACAAATGCGATGAAGGTGTACTCTCCAAAAGAGAAAAAATCATTCCGCAAGCATCCGTTCGATACGATTGCTTTTCGTGCATAAATCGCATCAACACAGTTTTTCCCTTCGGCAACTTTTACGCGGATAAAGTTGTAAAAGAGTTTGTTATCTTTTTTTAAAACACCCGCGTAACTTTTGATGCCTCTGTCTCCAATAAAGGCATCCATTTGCTTTCGTGTAAGAACCTTATTGGGGTTAAACACTTCATCTTCTGCAACAAAAAAAATTGTATTCATTTTCATTCTCCTTTTTTGACGCACAGGTCAATAATCATTTGTCGGAAAACAGTACAGGGATGACGATGTACTGTTCGGGATGCGCGATGACATCGTTCAGTTCGGTATCGTCCGGATAGCACTTCCATTCGATGCCGTTATAGAACAGCTCGCACGCTTCGGAACTGGGGTGGTTGGAAAGGATGTCGGTAGCGCACGAAAGGTTGTACGCCTCCGTGGAACCCATCGGGATAGTGCAGAAACACTTCTCCAACGAACTCTGAATGCTGATGCCGTCCTTGTCCCACTTCTTCAGAGCGTATCTGGCGGTTTCAAGAGCCGCGTGCAGTGCTCGTTTCTTCATGTCTTCTGCAAAAGAAATGAGCTCGCTTGCTTCTCGATAACCGAGGATGATATCGAACACATCCACGGGCGTCGGAACGCTTTCTGTCGGGCTCATCCCGTTCGCATCGTCCTCAATGCAGATTATCTTTCCGTACAGGTTCGCCAGAAGTTCGGTCTCGCCATGGCTTTCCGAAAGAGAACCTTTAACGAGGCTGGCATCGGTCTTGATTAAGCAGTTGAAACTATACATACTATTTCTTCCTTTCAAAGTGTCTGCAAACAAAAAAGGCAGACCTACCACGAATGGTAAGTCTGCCTGAGTGAATGCAGAATTGTGAATTGTACGAACGCGAATAGCGCCTTAGTAGATGGTATCTATCGTACAATTTCAATTCTATGCGGTTCGCAAGGAACGTCAACAAGAAAAGACTGCTGCACAAGGAAAAATCCAAGTGCAGCAGCCTCTTTGCCCTTATTCCACCTCCATTTCATCCCCCTGCAGTTCGAATGCTTCCGTGACGGAAACATCGCAACCGCACAGGCACGAAACGGCAAGAATATGAGCGCCCAGGGCTTCGTACCAGCTACGAGAGCGGGCAAGAACCCCTTCGTCAGGACGGGCACAGGATACTCTATCTTCATCTGTTCCCCAGATGACGATTTGAGTATTCCAAACTCGTTCCTGACAACGACTAACCCCGTAGTCAAGCGATGTGCGAAGAGAAACAAACTCGCCGAAAGGGGTTCTTACTACTGAAGAGTAGTACCCATTTCCGAAGTCGTCGCTCTTCTCATTCACCTTGACAGGATGGTTGAAGCCGGGAATGTTAATGGAGAAAGACATAATAGTCTCCCCTCTACCGTCGCCTTAGCCGAAGCTTATAGCGATAAAAGCGGCACCCATATTCATTTTTGAACATGGGGTCTGATGGCTTAACGGACCATCAGATTTTCATCGAGGTGTTTCTACTACGTGAGAAACTGGCGTGTCAGGAAGAAATTCTTGACAAGTGATACCAAAATTTATAATTCACATGTGCAAACAAAAAGCAGGCTACCTGAAAAGGCAGTCTGCTTTAAGCGAATACAGAATTGTAAATTGTACAAACGCAAATAGCGCTTAATAAATGGTATCTATCGTACAATCTTTATTCTACGATGTTCGCAAGCGACGTCAACGCCGGAAATGTAATTTGGCAAATTTTTTTGATATTTCTACTGTTCGTGTTGCAAACTTTTCCGGCATCAACAAAAAAATCCCGCCCACCAAACGGTGGACGGGAAGAGCGTCAATGCTTCTTATCAGCTGTGCAGCTGTTCCAGAAAGCATCGTCAAGCTGCGTGCGAGTCAGGATGTAGCAGGCGTCTCGGTCGGCTTTGTCGGTCAAGACATAGCCAGTTTCGGTCTTCTGAACCTCGACATCCTTTACATCTTTCTTGATGATGTTGCGGAAAAATTCGGAAGCGGTATCCGTTTCAGAACTGAGCAGGACACTGCCGAGAAATTCCTTTTCCTCTCCGCGAATACGGGTCGCGGTAAAAATGCTCTTATCGGTCATGATAGTTCCCCTTTCAGATTTGCGATACTTTTATCGGCAAGCGAAGTTTGGGAGCCGTGTTGCCAAGGATGTTCTCCCAAAACGCTTCCCTTTCCTCATACTGATATCCAGCCTCAACCAGACACGGCTTGAGTTCTCTTATAGTTTCCGGGTCAGTGGCAATCGAAAACATGGTATAATCCTTGTCATCGATATACCACCCGGCAGGAAGGTTTTCGGGGTCTTCTTTGCTTGCTTCATGGTAAATAACGACGCCGCCGTTCATCTCTTGGAGGATGCCAAGCGCAATGCTCGTTTCAAGGATTTCACGAGCAAAAAGCTCATTCAGCATCGTCAAGCACCTTCTTTCCCTTTGCATCGAAGCGCGTATCCAACTGAGCAATTTGGTCGTCTCCGGTAATGCCACGGAGGCTCAGCAAGCAGCTGTTTTGCGGATGACACCAGATAGTGCTGGGTGCTTCGTTTTCAAGGAAGGCACCAAAAAACGGGCAAGGCTTTTTAGGACTGATTTTGTTAAGTCGCAGCATGCTCATACCTCCTCGTAGTCGATGTCGAACAACTCGAACACGCCAATGACCTGAATGGCGTAGCAATCCGCGACCATGATACGGTCACCGCCATCGATGTCGTAAGGAACATCGCGCTTGTCCAGTAACCGACATGCACGGTCGAATTCTTCAGCGCCTTCAATGTAAAAACGAGTCATGATTTACACTCCTTATTGATTTTTTTCGTACAAATGCGATTTATGCAGGGCTATCAGCCTTCTCGGCGGGTCCGAGATACTCGAATTCGGCAAGGTCATCAAGACACCGCTGATTTTTCGAGCAGTAATCGTGGAGAAGGCCAACGATAGCGGTTCGCGTATTAGACGGCATTGCACAATGCTCAACCGAGAAACATACGCTGGTACTATCCTCAAAGCCTGTACCGTCCGAACCATCGCTGGTCTTTTTGAAGGTTGCTTTATAGGAGCCGATATGAGATGCGCGGCTCCCCTTGTCCACAGCCTCGGACAAAAGAGAATCGAGTTCATTGCAGCGCTCCTGAGTGATGTAATACTCGCTCATCTTGATGGGTTGCACATAATCGGGCAATTTTCCGGAGTTGTGATGCGCAGCCGGGGTGGAATAATACCCGTAAACATTACCGCAGCCGTCATCCCACATGGCGATTTGGCATTTCCCGCAATACGGAAAATCCATGAACCACCATTTGCTCGCCGTTAGAGAATAGGGGTTGATATGCGATGTAACTTCCTCGTGCCAGCGCTTATTCATGGGCGAGTTCTTCTTGAACACGCATAACCCACTCTCCGACTTTTCCTTCATGAGCTGTGCGCCAAACCATTCTTCGTCATTCGGCGGAAGTTTCACGGTAAGGCGCATGTTCGTGGAAAAGCTGTAATCGAAGTCCTTGTTACGCGATACGAAGTATTTGTCGATGAACGAGGATGCGAATCCGACAAATTTGTCCAGCTCGTTCTTTTGTTTGAAGTATTTGCGGTACATCTCAGAGTCGGGTTTCACCAAAAATGCTATCTCAGTCATAGTTCAACATCCTCACTCGTCCATCGGGATGGCATCTGTCACCTCATAGTGGCCGTTTCGCATAGAATAGCCGATGTTGTTGGCAACATCAGTGCTCATGTTTGCATCACCATTATTCAACGCCTGACTTACCTTTTCGATGGCATCATCAGCGCTTTCAGCATCAATGCAAACAGTCGTGGAAACAGAAATGACAACATTGTAGGTATTCATGGTAAACTCTCCTTATTTTTTCTTGGTTTCAATGGGATTCGAATTCTTGTATTCAGTCCAGAGGAAAAGGCGCTCCACGGGTGTCAGGATATTCGTGTCTGTGGCTTTCAACAGCGTGTTGGCACCATCATCACAAGAGAACGGATACGGGTATGTTGCAACCATGTCATCCTTATTGACAGTCAGATAGTGCTTATTCAGGACATAGTAGGAACCCGTAGACCGGGTCTCAACCTCGTGCCCGGAGCACCAGACGCGGATGCTGCAATAGCGTTTTCCGGTTACCTTGTCATCGACTTCTACCAATGCGGCCAGAATCATCTCATCGGGCTGCGTGCGGTAGAATTCGTGCATCTCCTCCTCTGTTCTGATAACGGCGGGCTTGATGTCGTACCGTCTGATATCCTCGCGCAGAAGCTGCTCACCGGCACTGTGCAGAAACTCCATGATAGGATAGAAGTCACCCGCTTCTCGGCCATATTTCTCCCCTGCATGTGCGTAACAGCGGCAAGGATAGAAAATATGGTTGTCGATAGACTTCTCGTATTCTTTGAGTCCCTGATGTGTGAACGCGAATCCCATGGCTTCATAGTTGTTGCTCATAGGAGTGACCTCCACATGGTAGGATGCGACATGGGTCACTTCCTTGTATGCATCCACATAGTCGGCTTCATCAACGACGGACGACAACATTTCCGGAATATCCTTCTTATCCATGTCCCGCAGCTTTTCATACGGGATGTACGGCAAGCTAGGATTTTCCTTGTTGTATTCCTGAATGGCATCGTCATCGTCAAGGCCGAGCCGTGTCTGCACAAGTTCACTAACTGACGAATATTCATTACCCTTTTCGTCATAAAACCTGCTGTAATCGATTTCTTGACCTTCAATGACAGCGTCATCCAACTTCATGGTATCCTCTTTCGGAAGTTGCTGTTCAAGGACATGAATTGGCATATTTGTCCCAAAATTGTCCACGGAGCCTTCGAACTGCAGGGCGGCAAACCGCTTGAGATACCAGCCATTCTGGGGGTCAACCTTCACGGTCGTTTCAGAGGTAGCTATGAGCTCTCTTGCTTTTCCGTTTTCGGTCATAATAAAACACTCCTTTTTGAAAATTTAAACAAAAAGGCGGGCCTCTCGTGATGAGAAGTCCGCCTTAAAGCGAAATTGTGAATTGTACGAGCACAGAATGCCGTTTATGAATGGTATCTATCGTACAGTTCTAATTGTATTCGGTTCGCATAAATAGGCAAGGGAGAAAAGCGATTTTCTCTCCGAATCATGCGATTCCGAACACCTTTGCGTTGTTTTTATCCTCGCGCTGACGCTGCTCGGAATAGGTCATGGTGTTTTTATTGGAATTAAGGTATGCGAGTTCCTTCTCGGCATCCTCCTTGCTTTCAAACACCGTGACATTCAGCAGCTCATTCGGAAGGTCGAAGTAAATCTCTGTGCCGGTATCGTCCTTTGTGGCGATATCGACGGTGACGGTACATTTCGGGCAACCGGTATCCCCTTTGCTGTGAGAATACCCGCGCCACACCTGCACATTTGTGATAGTGGCGGGATAAATCACATTCTTGCTGCGGGACTTGGAATAGGTGCGGTTGTTCTTGTTACGACCGCGAACCTCTGTGATGACCCATACGGGCTTGTCAATCAACGCTAAAGCGTTGGAAAGGTTGATGTCGTTAAACATTTTTGTCGTTCTCCTTTTTTATTATTATTCTCTGATGGCGATAGGCGGAGTCTTGTCGAGCAGCGTGTTGATGTTCCAGCCGCAAAGGGTCAAGAGCACCTCAGATGCGGGACTCTGATTCCGGATATCGTTTGCCAGGTGAAACCCGATGTGTGCATAGGCATCATCATCGCTTGCAATTTCGTTTTTGACGGTCTCGGCAAAATTTTCAGCCAGTTCCGCGTTGTCGGCGATGACATTCATGGCCTCGTTCACGACGCGGTCCTTGACTACGAATGCGTCATCGGCAAAATAGTCACATTCCGGGCAATGCGGCTTAGCCCTCACACCGCTGGATACGGAAATCAGCTTGCAGCCACACGAGGGGCAAGTAAAAAAATACGGATGATTGGTCGGTAAGGTCATAAAAATACGCTCCTTTTTGATATGGTTTTGGAAAATTGTGCGCAGACAGCATTGGGGTCTGCGCGTTGTTGGGCACGGGAAACGATTGCTCCCCGCAGATTAGATATTGGGACTTTCGTAGTCGCACAGCTTGCCGTCAACCAGTTCCCACTGCATGTGTCCGCCTTTGCAAAGCACATCGAAGCGTGCATAGTTGAAGCTTTCACTGACATACAGAGGTTTTCTGGTTTCGGCTTTTGCAAGCCGGACATTTCCGTATCGGTTCGACTCATAGGTCTCTACATCCGGGATGATGACAAGTTTTGAGGCGTTGAAGCCGAAGCGGGCGGCAATGAAAACCTCAGCGTCTGACTGCACCGCGAACAGGTTTTTTCCGTTTCGTTCACAGGCGGCGGAAAGACTGCGATAGGAAGTGTCGGAATAATGGGTGCCGTACTTGATGGATGGTTTCCAGTCCTCGATGGTATCGATTTTCTTTTCCAGTTCCTTGATGGTACTGTTCAGACTTTTGATTTCCGCAAGCCGGTCCTTCAACAGATTCCGGATACCGTCTTTTTTGAGCCACTGCTTGCAGAAAACCTGCTTGTCTTCTTGACAAGCCATGTATGCGGCTTCAATGACGTTGTATTCCTCCGAGGTGACTTTTACCTTCGTAAGCTTCTCAAACTCTTGCTGCATCATGATATTTCACGCTCCTTTACTCACTATAATCAAGCCGCTGACCACAGACAGGGCAGCGGTCATAGTAAGGGTTCTCGTAGTAGCCGTCGTTGCAGTCTCCGCCAAGGTCAGCATTGCAATGCGGGCAGAGATTCGGCGACCAGCTTTTAGAGATGGGATGTTTTGGAATCTGCAGTTCGCAGGCTTCAATGGCCGTCATCAGAGGAGAAGTTCCTCTTGCGCCCATGAGACCGCCGTTCAGAAGGTTTTGCAGATAGCGAACAGCATTGCGGTAATCGTGCTCAGAAGTCATTTGGACGCCACCTCCTCACCGAACAGTTCGGAGATACCGTCGAGGATTTTCTGCGCATTCTTTACCGGCTTTTCCTCATATCCACGCCACGCCTTTTGAAAGAACTTCAAGTCTTCGATGATTTCAGAGCGGGTCACATCATCCATCAGCTCAAAAGCTTTGTTCCAGAGGCTGTCAACCTTCAGAGCGTTAAAACGAGGACCGTAGCAAAGTTGAAGCGTATCAATGTCCTTCGCCAATGCAAGGCATTTGGTGTAAGTACACGTCACTTCCTGCTCACGCTTGCTGAGCTCACCGTCGAAAGTGTTTCCAACCACATGAATATCGGAGCAATCCCAAAGGAAAACGGGGTCACTAAGACGGTTGGGCTCACAGGAAACAACCGTAAAGCTTGTCAGCGCCTCGTCGTACTTCACAATACCCTTGTAACGCTGCATGTGTTTCGTGTCGGTCCTCTGCCAAAAGGTGATGATGTCGTCCTCAAAGACGGGGGTCTCCAACACATCATCAACTCCCGTGTATTGCCCTACTGTTTCAGCATATACAACATGCTTCTCAACCTTCGGGTCTTGGGTATAGATGATGGCGCGTTCATAGCCTTTGTTCTGAGGAAAGATGCCGCCTGTGACCCAGATGCCGGGAAGAGGCTTACCGGATATGGAGGTCTTCTCCCCTTTGTGCCGAGTCTGACCACGGAATAATATTTTTCTGGTTGCCATATAAATACTCCCTTCTACGCAAAAAGGCGGGCCTCCCGATTCTTCGGAAAGTCCGCCTCAGCGAAATTATGAATTTTTGTACGAACACAAAAAGTGCCTTAGTAGATGGTATCTATCGTACAAATACCATTCTAGGCGGTTCGCACACTTTGGCAAGTAAAAAAATGCCGCCCATCCAAAGATGAGCGGGGAAAATGTCAATCAAATTGCTCCATGAGTTGGCTGAGCCACATGGGACGATACGTTCCAACGGGAAGAATCTGCCCGTTACGGTATTCCGCCACGAGAACAAATCCGTTGTCATTGTCGAAAAACTTGGCTTCATCGCAATACGGAAGAATTTTCAGGACATCTTCGAAACGATGAGAGAATCGAGCCTTTACATCCTTGGTAGGAATGTCGTGCCCACCGCGTTCTACGCGGTTTTGGATTCGCCGAATACTTTCCTCGGCAGTGTCCAAACCGACATAGTACAGGCGAATATAGTATCCGGCCTCCTTTGCGCGTTTGCAGAGGCGTTTCGGATATCCCCCAGAAAGAGTTGTCTCCTGCGTAAAATTCACGCCGTCCTCTAAGGCTTGCTCGATATGTTTGACGGCAAGTTTGCCGCCCTCGTACTCGTCGCCGCCGCATTGAACGGTCAGCTTATCAGGGTCTACCACAATACCAAGGTCGCTGCGCTCAGAACGCAAAGAACCAGTCAAGCTGGATTTCCCCGCACCATTTACGCCACCGATAAGAGTGTATGTTTTCACGGTATCACCTCTGTTTTTATTATACCATATTGCATCATATACACGCAATGCGTTTGAGAATACTTTTAATCTTCCTGCTCGTCGGAACCGAAGATTTCAGCAAGGTTGTCAAGAATGTCCTTGGCTCTTTCTGCTATATTTGCGTCATCAAATTCATCCTCGGCGTAGTATTCCAGCTTATCCTGCAAAGCCTTGATAATTGCCTTGCGATAAGTGGGGTTCAGAAGATTGTCTGCGATGTCAGAGATGCTTTCCACACCTTCGTTGTCGTGGTACTCATAGGGGTCGTCATCGAAAGCCAGGCTGTCGAGCTTGGAAGCAATATTGAGGAATTTTTCGCGGGGTACGGACAACACATCGTTTATGCATTCCTGAATCGGTGCATCGGCTTGGATAGTTGTTTTTGTCATGATGTTTTACTCCTTTTGTTTGCAAACAAAAAAGCGGGCCTCCCAAAATTCGGGAAGTCCGCTAATTTGCAGATTATGAATTGTACGAACACAAAAAGTGCCTGAGTAGTTGGTATCTATCGTACAAATACCATTCTAGGCGGTTCGCACATTTTAGCAAGTAAAAAATGCCGCCCATCCGAAGATGAGCGGCGACTTTTTATTTCTTCGTTCTCATGAGGACTTCGTCTTCTCCGGATACAACGAACCAGCCTGTATCTTTACGGTATTCAGCACTGAACAGGCTTGCGAAGTTGTACCCTCCGGAAAATCCGATGTATTTCAGCGAAAATGTCAGCTGCAAATAAGCATCCGAAGAAGTGCCGTTGCAGTCGTTTTCCAAAGAAATATTCAAACGATAAAAATCCGGACGAGCGAGGTACTTATCGACAATGTCCTTGTCGTAGGTGATGTCGTGGAAGCAGCAGGACGAGAATGTCTGCAGATATACTTCGCGGTACGTATGGCAGAAAAGACCACACTTATCGCGCAGATTCTCCGGCCAATTCACCTCGATGCGACCATTGGGTTTGAGGCATGGTACAGGAGGCTGCTCAACGCCGATACCGTAATAGCGTTGGACGAACTCAAACAGCGGCTTCCAGTCGATGCCATTGTAAAATTCAGTCAGCTTCTCGCCATCGCGGAGCTGGTAGGTTTTGGTTACCATATGCATTTATCATTACTCCTTTGTTTGTTGGTCTGTATTTTCAAGGGCTTTCTCGTCCAAAGCAAAATACTTATGCGTGAACCAAAAATCTGTCGGTTCCCGTTCTGCGTCCGGGAACAGAGAGTTGCCTGCTACGACAACTCCCGGAACGCCAATACAGCACATCTGGATGTAGCACATCTTGCAGACCAGAGGGTCAATGTCTTGCGCTACAAACAAAACATACTTGTCCCAGTCCGGGTCAGTGGATTCCAACTGCTCGCGCATTGCATTGTACCCCGCCAAAAGCAGACATCCGGCACCACAGCACGGGTCGTTTACGCGCCAGATACGGGTCTTGTCCAGAACGAAAGAATCCGGCATGTTCATGCGTGCCATCATCTGTCCGACATTGTACGGCGTGAAAAACTGCCCGGCTCGGCTTTTGCTTAATCCGAGATTATGGTAAACGGTGCCAAGAAAATCCTGCTCAGGGTTTTCCAAGAGCGCGGTCATTGTGATGGCGGTAAGCACCGCAAACTGCTGTACGGTCTTTTCATCGTATTTCTGGACGATGGCATTGTACTGTTCCTCTCTTGTGTCTCTGCACCGCAAATCACAGGTGTTCGCAAGTGCAATGGCGTGCATATCGATGTAGTCATACCAGAGTTCGCTGCGACCGTATCGGGCGCTCATCTCATAGAAAACCTTGATAAACTCATCGACCGGAGAAACCGCTTTTTTCGGGTTGCTCATAAAAACTCCTTTCATCCTAAAACAAAAAGCGAACCTCCCAAAAATCGAGAAGTCCGCTTATTTGCAGATTGTGAATTGTACGAACACGAATTGTGCTTTAGATAGTATCTATCGTACAGTTCCTATTTTATGCGGTTCGCACATCGTGGCAAGTACCAACTACTGGATTTCGGCTTTCAGCCATTGCAGATACCGGTATCGCCGGCTTCGTTCTGAATCCCCTGCAAAGCGAAAGTTACGAACGGCACATTTGTGCAATGATTGTACAGCCACGATTCGAGGGCGAGTGCCTCAAAAATATCATTGTAGCAAGTATTGCGCCGATAATATTCGAGGTTTTCATCTTCGATTTCGTAGTCGAACTTCGCGCGGATTTCTTCCGCCGTATAGTTTTCGGCTTTTGCGGCGGCGTTCGCAAAGAACGGGATATTGCCTTCCTTCCAGTCGGAAAGCGGATAATCCTGGTCGCAGGAATTCTGGAAATATACACTCAGCGGCCATTTTTCGCTTGCGTTCTCAGGCGGCATCATGACGATACCGAGCAGCTTGTGCTCTTCCCAATACAGAAAACGGAAGGTAAACAATGCCTTAAGCCAATACCGGTCAGCGGTATCCGCAAGCACATCGGCTCTGCGGTTTTTGCTCTCCTCATCCGCAATATATCCGGTACGAACCGAAGGGATATAATACCGATTATCCCTGATGGTTTTCCTGATATTCTTTTCGGTCATTTGAAATTGCGTATATTCCAGCGCAATCGTCATGGCTTCCTGCAAACTGTTCGCCTGCGCAAAGCCCATGTCAAAACCGTAACTCATGGTATGGAACTCCTTTTTGTTTGCTTGGTTTCAGGTTCGTGGTATAGGTGTCAGATGCCAAGGCGCTGGGCGGCAGTTTCGGTATCGCAGAAGCACAAAAGCTCCTGACCATATCGAAAACCGTCAAACCCATCGCTGTAAGAATAGTCGATACGACCTTTGCTGTCGCGTTTGACCAGTTTCTTGAAGGCATCTTCCAGAGTCGTTTTGCCGTTGTTTACGGCCTTGGTGACCATGTCGTTGAGCTCATCGCTCATGTCAATGCCAACAGGGTCAGGAAACATCATGCTGCGGGCGTAATCGCGAAAATCCGCTATATCCATGAAGTAGTCCTCGTCAACTTCGGTGCGAATAGTGTTGGTCAGTTTACTCATTTTCTTTTCTCCTTTTTTTTGTTGCAAGGCAGGAATCAGATTTTCTCCACCTCATCCTCTCCGTACACGACATGCAGGCTGGAACCGTTGTCCCAATGCATGATAAGACTGCCAATGCCGTCAACACCGACAACCGTACCCTCCGTGCCAATAGGCGGGGCTTGTACATCATCCATTTTGACAAGGCGAACGCGGGTGCCATTGGGATATTCGGTGCGAAGCATTTCGATGGTTTCTTTAGTCGGGAACATTACTATTTCTCCTTTCGCCTCAAGCGTTAGCTCTGATTTTTGCCGCTCGGCAGATGAGCGTTGCGAGTGTTTCAGGGGTGTTGAACCGGCTCACGGAAGGACCCTTCCAGGTCCCGATGCTGCCATTGATACCGTTGCGCAGTTTAATGCCGCTGCCGCCTTTTTCCTTCCAGTCATGCAGGTTGACAGAGTAGTCATCCAGAAGGACAAAAGACTTGTCAATGCATGGCATTTTTAGACGATTGGCAGCTGCTGCAGCCTTGCTTTCTCCGCAAGGGACGAAAATCCTATGTGCAGCATCGATTTCCGGCACATACACATCCAGCCATCCGTATTTCTCCCCTACCGCAGCAGGGTTCTCCGGCATGAATGCGGACAGCGCATAGATATCAAGTTCAGGATGCGCGTTGCAGAGGATTCTTACGGCATCCACCACTGTCTGATACGGAGGCAGGTCCCGGAAATAGTTCTCCTGCAGTAAATCTTCAAAACACGCGGCTTGCTGCCACGCTGCGAGTGTGCCGTCCATGTCGATGAACAGCCGAGCCGTAATGATGTTATCGGTCATAATGAACCTCCCTATTTGTTAAGTGTGAGCGTCAATGAAGTTCTCGTCCAGAACGAAGAATCTGTTGTCTTGAACCGTATCAGTGGCATACCAAAGTTTATCTGCAACATTGTACAGATAACCATAGGTGATGTTTTCCTCTTTGAGGATGTTCAGGAACAGAGTCTCAGCGTTTTTCAGAACAACAGGAGTATCGACTACTACGCTGTTGATTTCCAAGTCATCGCCTCTGTCCCGATGATAGGCAGTTGTTATACCTCCTTTAGGACCGTGACGAACAGGTTTATCAAATCTGTGCGTTTCTCCCTCGTCCGGGGCAAGACGCTCACGAACCATCGAAAGACTTCCAAGGTCAACGAGTGCTGTTGCAAGTTCCGGGGTGTTGTAATGCTCAAGAAGCATCTTGCCAAGATAAGACGGGTAGCCATCAGAATGGCAATAGACGAACTTGATGATTCCTTCTTTGCAAAGAACTCCGATAAAGTTTGGTGTGCTCATTAGTTCTCCTCCTCGGTAGACGGGACCTCAACAACCGTCCACCAATCGATGAAATCGGGACCTTTGATATAGAGGTCGCGATAGCATTCCTCAGTGGTGATGTTATCAGCCCCGTAGGATTTACGATAAGTTTTCGCCTCTTCCTTGAACTGCTTGTAAGCTTCTTCCATGGCCGATTCAAATGTGGGAAACCGGTCGGTAGAACAAACGGACGGGGCGGACATATCGCTCATGTAGATGTTTTCGAGAATAAATGTTTTCATTGCAAAGCTCCTTTTTGTCGTTCACAAACAAAAAAGCAGGCTCACCCGGAGATGAGTCTGCCTGAATGTTTGCAGATTATGAATTGTACGAACGCAGGATTGCGCTTTAGTAGATGATATCTATCGTACAATAACTATTCTATGCCGTTCGCATAGTTTGGCAAGAAAAAATGCCGCCCACCCGAAGGTGAACGGCTGAATGCTATTGGTTAGTTGAGGTTCGATTTTGTCATGACATGGGCGCGATATACCGTGTTGGTGTCTTCGTCCTTCAATTCCCAGCAGCCGGTAAAGGCATCGCAGGGTTCAGTGGCGACAACTTCCTTGCCGGTATTATCGTACAGGATAGCCTCAGTCCAAGAATCGTCCTTGCCGCCGCAGCAGCGGATGTCCATTTCAAACCCGTTGGAGAATTTCGCAGTCTTGCTCAGCGAAGAACCATCGCCTTGCACTTCCGCGCCGCGAAGGTACTTCTTGATGCGCTCCGCGTACGGTTTGCTGACATATATAGTTTCTTCCAGAACGGTTTTCTTTGGAAGTACATCGACAAGAACATGGTATTCGGCACCGTTGTATGGGATGACCCAATGATTGCAGAATACCTTGGTACTCTTTGTTGCATATACCGTTTTACCGTTCACGGCAAGCGTTACCGTACCAGAAACACCATCTTTGCTGTTCCCTTCCCAAAGTACGGAAACCGTAGTATTATCTGCGGCAAAGACGACATCACTGATTCGATACTCGTCGTCGATGCTGTCAGGGTCATTGAGATGGCGGAGAATAGCATCGTATTCCGATTTCTCCATCTGGATGCGGTTTACATAAATGCGTTCAAAGCACTTGCTTCTCTCGTACATGCGTGCCACATACAGAACAGTCTCGACCAAGTCCTCGACAGTACCGGCAGTCATGGAATCCAGCGTGCGGCGAGCCCACAGGTCAACACCATCCTCAATAATGCTGCACTCACAAACTCTGTGAAGGCTGGGATAGGTCACACTGATAAGCTGCATACGAAGGGCGGGTTTGTTGCCTTTTGGATAAATGTCGTTGATGGGAAAATTGAGGGGGTCAAGGCTGACACTTTCAGGGACCTCACCAAACCCCGACCAACGACCGGGATTCCGTTCTGCCATGAATTCACGAGCGAAACGCTCTGCGATGTCCTTTGTCAAACCATGCCATTCTTTGACATCGCGGCTTTTCTCGATGGAAGAAACTGCATCGATGACGGCAGTGAGGAAATCGCTCTGGTTCTCTTCCTGATTCCGTCTTGTTTCGTCCACCAGCTGCTCAAAGAGGGCTGCATCGCGCAGATACTTGGCGGCAACGGGAGCCGATACCTCGGCAGAATCCGGAATCGCTACCGCAGTGTTGAGGTATTCTCTAATATCCTTTTCGTCCTGCATCCTCTCGCAGAACCCCGAAAGCACATCGAGTTCATCCAGGGAAAACTCGATTTTCGCGCTCGGCTGCTTAGCGGTTTTGGTGATAATGATGCCTGTGTTGATTTTTTGGATTTTCATTAAGTGGGGCAAGGACACTCGTGACTTTAGTCATGGGAAGAATTGCCCCTTCACTTCCTTTCTGTAATGTAGTTTGTTGCAGCTTCTAATAGCCGCAATTTTTTGTAAGATATACTGTTAGAAACAACAGTACCGTCCAACTTCTTTAGAGCAAAGTATCCAGAAGTGCGTCTGCCTGTAATAAAGCATTCTGTGCCGTTACAGGATACCTTGTCCCAAAGACGATAGCCTTTTACGATGTACGGCGCTTGATTAGCCTTGCGTATTCCACCTTTCAGAATAGTTGCCTTATGCAGTTGTCTGTTATGGTGACGCACCGCTTTTGTGTAGTAGCAAGTATCACAAGGTATAGCCAATGGATTTTTGCTAATGCAGCGTGCATCGTTGGTGTGGCTTTTAGGGATACCATTCTTTTCGCGCAAGCACTTGGTTATATAACCATAAGTTCCTTGTACAGGAATTTTTAACTCTTTACGCAGGCGCTCCATGAGCGTTTTGCGCATAATGCCCATAAAAGCCGCATCTTTAAGAGGCTTGCCTCGTTTCTTGCCGTCAAGTGTTACCTTTCCGGCATGAAGCGCTTTGTGACAAGCTGTGCATAGCGTGATAAGGTTTTTTGGTGCATTGCCACCTGTTCTACGGGTTTCGATGTGATGAACATGCAGCTTTACGCCTTTAGTTTTGGTAGAATGTGCTCCACAGCACTGACACGTATAGTTATCGCGCTTTAGCACATACTGACGTACATTATATTCGTCATACATTTCACCAAGCTGGTAGTCTGTGCCTACCGGAAGAGGCTTACCTTCCAGCATCGCTTTCAAGCGCTGTGTATCAAACTCTGCCGTTTCCACTCTAACGAGCGTAACAGGCAGGATACGGAACACGTGCTTGATGAGCGTAATATGTTCCTGAATCTTAACTTCTACCGATGGTGCTAACCAGCCTTTATGTTTGCTATGTACTCTGTTGTTGAAACGCGGCGCTCGATAGCGGGTTTTGCGGTTTCGTCTGCTGCGTCTGAAAGCACGTCGTGCAGAAAGCAAATCAACCACATCATTGCGTGGAGTTGCTTCTTCGCGATAGAGTTCGTGCTTTTCAGTAGTAGCAGATATGCCGATATGCTTACTGCCTGCATCTACGCCCAAAGTAACAGGTTGTTTGTATCCTGCACTTCCATGCAGGAGTTTGACTGTAAACGGTGTGCGTTTTATAACGCATGCTTTTTTCTGCTTTAACAATAAGCGAGCCTTGCGTGGGGAACACGGCATCAAAGGCTCGCCGTGTTTATTAAGCACATACACATATTGCATGACACCATGCTCCTTTCTATTTGTGTGACAACTAATGATAAGCTGTCCTCTCCTCCGAAGAGGAGTTGGAATCCTTCCCCAATGTCATA